ACCCCCCGGCCGCTTGGGCGCAGGTGGGCCTCGTGGCCGCTGCCGGGGGCGGCGCGGAGGCCCTCGACGGGACGACGGTGCCTCTGTGGTTCGGCGGGGAGAAGACTCGGGCGGGGGTGTCGATCATGCCCTACGGGGCCCGGTCCGCCTCTGCGCTGAAGGAGCGCAAGGGGGTTGTCGTCGGGCACCGGGGCATGAGCGGGGCCGGGGATGTCGTGGAGCATACGATGGCCGCCTACACGAGGGCGGTGGAGTGCGGCGTCGACGCCCTGGAAATCTCCTGCCACCGTACTTCGGACGGCGTTTGGTTCGCCTCGCACGACTCCACGCTGGAGCGCTTGGGAGGCCCCTCAACGCCGATTAAGAACATGACCTGGGCTCAGGTACAGGCGGCCTTCGCCGGGCGCCCTGAGGCCCTTCCCGTGACCCTGAAGGACTACCTGGGGACTTACGGCAACACGCACGTGACCATCTTCGACCCCAAGACGGAGATGGCCCGGTCGGACGAGTACCTGGCCCTGCTGAAGGACTACAAGGACCGGGTCGTCATCAAGGCGTTCGCCGACGCCGGGTGGCTGTTCGCCAAGGTCAAGCAGGCCGGGTGGGCGACCTGGGGGTACGCCTACGCACGCAACCGGGGCCAGACCTGGTACGCGGACTTCGCGGCGGCGACGAACCTGGACTTCCTGTCGATGGAGTGGAATGCCGCCGACGACGTGTGGACGCCGCTGGTGGCCACCAAGAAGCCGGTCATCGCCCACATCCCCGCCACGGTGGCTCAGGCAGCGGAGGGCGTCCGCAAGGGGGCGGCCGGGTGCATCACATCGCGCGCCGACCTCGTGGCCGGGCTGAAGGTGTAGTACCCTGTTCGAGCGGGCTTCTCATCTCTCTTCCCCCGCACGCCCCCGATGTCGACCGTCTACGACACCGGGGGCACTCGTTTGCAGAAAATAGGGAAGCACAGTATACTGAGACCAAAGCCCGGGACGGAACGGGCCCGGAAGAGAGGAAGACGGAACATGATCGATCGAGCCGAGAGACGAGCGGAGATCCTCGCCAAGGCCAGGGAGCGCAGGTCGCAGATCGCCCACGGGGAGGTCTCGGAGAACGCCCTGCGCCGCAAGGACCAGGTCCGACGGGTCAAGACCCTTCTGCGCGAGTTCATCCTCGATCACGGCATCTCGGTCAGGGAGTCGGGCAGGGTCCTGGGGTACGAGTCCGTGGGCCGCCTGCCCCGCCACCTCAGCCAGGGCATGATCGACCTGGAGGACCTGCTGGCGATGGCCGAGTACTTCGAGGACCTCGACATCAACGCTATCCTGCGCGACGTACTCACCGGCGCCGACGAGCACCCCGACGAGGCGCAGGCCCGCCGGGAGGGGACGATCACGCCCGACGGCGAGAGGATCGCGATCGAGGCCCTCGCGCTCAGCGCGCCGTCCGCACCATCCGCCCCCTCGCCGCGGGAGGCGGGGGGTGTCGAGGAGGTTGTCGTCATTCAGCCCGACGCCGTCGCCCCGCCGCAGGAGGATGACGAGCCCTCCCTCGACACCGACGAGGGGCTGAAGGCCTGGGCCAACCGGTTCGGCTTCAGCACTGGGGCTTGACATCGGCCTCTGAGAGCGGTAGGTTCGTCCTGCAAGGACGGCATCCCTTCGGACCCCCGGCACCAGCGGACGGTGCCGGGGGTTGTCCTATACTCGGACCATGGAATGGGACCCCAGCAAGATTCAGGCCGACACGCTGCTTCCGGACGACCCCCGGCTCCACATCGGCACCATCACGTCCGACAAGGTTCGCGCGGGAAGTTTCGATCTGGGCGCGTATCGCACCGAGGAGCAGATCGCGTACCTTCGCCGCGCCGTCATGAAGGGATCCTCCTGATGCTCGCCGCCGTCGCGATCATAGCGCTGCTCACAGGACTCACCCTCGGACTTGTCGCCGGGGTTCATTGGAAGGGAAGGGTGGACGATGAAAGGCTTAGTGGATTCCTCACCGAGCTCCAGGCCACGGCGGACCGGGTCGCAGTCCAGGCCCGCGAAGACGCCATCGAACGGGCGGGGCGCTATTAAGCGCGTTGTCGACGCACCGCCCCCCACCGAGGGCGTCGTGGCCCGCAGGAGCGTGACCGAGGAGCAGGTCGACGAGGCCAAGCGGAACCTGGTCGTCAATGCGCTCCTCAAGGGCGGCACCCGGGGCGATGTCGCCCACCAGGCGGGGCTGAGCGAGGCCCAGGTCTTCCGCATCGAGGAGGAGTACTACACCGGTCAGGCCATGCTCTCCGAGCACGCCCGCCTCATGAAGCAGCTGGCCCGGCTCGACCGGATTCTGGGCATGCTCGACGCCCGCGTGCAGTCCGCGCTCCTGGCCAACCCGGAGGGAGACCCCAAGTACTTCGACTCGATCCTCAAGGCCATCGACCAGGTCAGCGATCTCATGGGCCTGAAGAAGACCCGGATCCAGACCGAGGTGCGGGTCATCGAGGCCAAGCAGGTGGAGGTCATCGTCTCCTTCACCCGCTCCGTCGTCGAGGCCATGGAGGCGAGGCTGCGGCCCATGCTCACCATGGCGGGGCGCGAGCAGCTGGAGGAGCGGCGGGAGGAGTGGCTGGCGCAGGCCACGCAGGCCAGCGCGGAGATCCTTGAGGCCACCGCGCCGATGGAGCTGTGAGCGCATGACACCGGTTCTGGATTTTCGGGCCGTCGCCGCCTCGTTCGGTGAGGGGGCCAGGGCGGAGCGCCTGTCGAGAGACCCTGTGGCTTGGGTGGAGGAGCGCCTGGGTGAGTTCCTGTGGTCCAAGCAGCGGGAGATCGTCCGCTCTGTCGTGGAGAACAAGCGGACGATGGTGGCTTCTTGTCACTCCGCGGGGAAGTCGCACCTCGCCTCGCGAGTAATAAGTTGGTGGCTCGACACCAAGGACGTCTCACCCACCGAGACGCGAGTCATCACCACCGCCCCCTCCTGGAACCAGGTCGCCAACGTCATGTGGGCCTACGTCAAGGAAGTCCAGGACAAGCTCCACATGCCGGGCAACATCACCGCCAAGGCCACCTGGACCTTCCCCGGCTACAAGGCGCCCACCGCCTACGGACGCAAGCCCTCCGACTACGACGAATCCTCCTTCCAGGCCACCCACGCCACCAACGTCCTCGTCGTCGTCGACGAGGCCGGGGGCGTGCCCGAGTCGATCTTCACCTCCGTCGAAGCTATCACCACCAACGCCAACGCCCGGATCTTGGCCATCGCCAACCCCGACGACCCCGGCTCCTACATGGCCAAGGTCTGGCGTGAGGAATCCAAGAAGGCCCCCGAGGACCGCAGATGGAACCTCATCACCATCTCCGCCTTCGACACCCCCAACTTCACCGGCGAGGACGTGCCCGAGAGGGCCCGCGCCAACCTTCTTCAGAAGGAGTGGGTCGAAGACGCCCGCGTGCGCTGGGGCGAGACCGACCCCCGCTGGCAGGCCAAGGTCCTGGCCCAGTTCCCCGACGTCGGAGAGGACGGCCTGTTCAACCTCGGACGTGTGCTCGTGTCGATGAACGGGTACAACGACTTCGAGGAGCAGGGCGACCGGAAGGTGCTCGGAGTCGACGTCGGCCTGTCCATCACCGGCGACTACTCCGTCATCGCCCTCAACCGGGGCGGGCGCGTGTCGATCCTCAACAAGGTCAAGGGCTACGACGGCAACAGGCTCGCCAGGCTCATCGGACAGCGGGTCAAGGAGCTGGGCGGTGTCGACGAGATCCGCATCGACGCCGTCGGTGTGGGCCGGGGCGTGCAAGCCGTCCTCGACAACCACCTGCCCGAAGGCACCCTCGTGCGCTGGATCGTCGGCAACGCCGCCAGTCCGAATAAGCTCAAGTGGTACAACTTCCGGGCTGCCATGTACGACTCGGTGTCGGAGCTCATCAACGAGGGCACCCTGGCCATCCCCCCGGAGGACACCTCCGACGAGCGCACGCGGGGCCTGTACGACGAGTTCCGCGCCATCAAGTACGAGTACCGCGGAACCGCCCTGCTGATTGAGTCCAAGGACTCGCTCAAGAGACGGGGCGAATCCTCGCCCGACACCATCGACGCCATCTGCTACGCCTCCATGCCCGCCGAGGTCATCGACGGCGGCGGCAAGGACCCGATCCTCGAACTCACCCTGGACACCACCGCAGGGCCCCGTGTCGACGAGAGCCTGATCATCGACGAGTGGGGTAACGAGGCCTGGTCCTTCGCCCCGGCGTGACGGGATAGTATAGCCGCGGAACAAAACAGGCGGAAGGGAACAAGGAGGGGCCGTGGGCGTCATCCGGTGGCTGGAGCGGTTCGGGACCGATGGTCGTGTCGAATCGGCCATGGAGTCCGCCGCCCGGGCGTTCTCCGACACCGCCGACGCCCTGACCCGGGCGTCCCTCATGAAGGAGGACGTCGGCTGGTACGACCCCTCCGGACGCGCCTCCGACCTCGTGCCCCTGAGCGTCATCAAGGAGCACTCCATCCGCACACGGCGCCTGGCCACCTACAACACCATCGTCAAGCGCGGCATCAACATCCGCAACGCCTACATGTGGACGGACGTGCCCGAACCCCGCAAGATTCCCAAGCGGGCCAAGGAGAGGCTCGACGCCGTCCTCCTCGGACGGGAGGCCAGAGTCCGCGACGAGGCCGCCTTCAACACCGACGGCATGGTCATCTACCGGGTGTCGCCCGGCGGGAACGTGGCGCCCGTGCCCATCACCCGCGTGCAGGGCATCGCCCGGGCCGAGGACGCCCTCGAAGAGGCCGACATCCACGCCCTGCTCATCACTCCTGTGCCCCTGGAGGACCCCTCACGGGCCACCCTCCCCGACCCCGAGTGGGTCATCCTCGATGGCAAGCCCCGCGTCGACGTCGTCGACCAGGGCGGCTACAAGACCAACAAGACCGACGTGCTCGTTGTGGCTTGCGTCAACCGCCTCGCCGGGGAGCAGTGGGGCAAGCCCGACCTCATGGGCGCCGTGTACTGGGCCCAGGCCTACAAGGAGTACCTGGAGGCCGGGCACGTCCTGGCCAAGGCGCTGGCCCGCGTCGCCTTCAAGGTCAAGTCCACCACCACCGCCCAGCAGCAGGCCGTCATCGACAAGATGTCCACCCTCCAGGGGACGGGGGCCACCGCCTCGCTCGGCGCCGACCAGGACCTTCTGGCCGTGTCGAAGGCTGGGGCCGGTATCGAGTTCTCCGCCGGCACGCCCCTGGCCGCCATGGTCGCAGCCGCCCTCGACGTGCCCCTGTCCGTCCTGCTCACCGACGGCTCCGCCGGGGGGCGCCAGGGCGCCGAGACCGCCCTGGAGGAGCCCACGTTCAAGGCCCTGGAGCTCCGGCGTCAGGTGCACAAGGACCTCGTTCGGAGGGTGCTGCGGGCGGCCGGGTTCAAGACCGAGGTGGACCTGGCGCCCCTGTCCAACGACCTCATCCAGCGCTGGGGCCAGGTTGTGACATTGGGGCTCCAGAACGGCATCCTGCACCGCGTCGAGGCCCGCGAGCTGTTCCTGCGCCGCTTCGCCCCCGTCAACGCCAAGCCGGTGTCGGCCCTGCCCGACTGGGAGGACCTGTCCGCCCCCGTGCAGCAGTTCAATGGCGGTGACGAGGAGGACCAGGGCAAGGACGACGGCAACACGGGGGTCGGGCCCCTGTCCGACGGGACGAACTCCTCGCGCGACGGCGAGGGCAAGACGACCAACGCCTGATGCACCGCGCTGTATATTAGTTCACCGGGAGGACAAACATGACGCGAACCTACTTCCGCCTCAACCAGGGCAGCGCCCTGCTGGAGGCCAAGAAGCCGGTCGAGAAGGACGACGGCGCCGGACGGTACCGCATCCGCATCATCGCGCCCGGACGCGGATCCACCGGCATGTACACCGCCCCCAACCTCGCCGAATCCGCGCCCCTGTTCACGCCCGGCACCCACATGTTCTTCGACCACCAGACGATGACCGAGGACTGGGAGCGCCCAGAACGCTCAGTGCGCGACCTCGCCGGGGTCTTCGAATCCGGGGCCGAGATCATGCCTGACGGGTCACTGGAGGCCGACATCAAGGTCTACCCCTCCGTCAACGGGATCATCCGCGAACGGTGGGCCGACATCGGGGTGTCGATCAACGGCTGGTCCGTTGAGGAAATAGGCCCCGACGGTGTCGTGCCGGTCCTCGCCGGAATCCAGTCCGTCGACTTCGTCACCAGGGCCGGGGCCAAGGGCGCCGTCCTGGAGGTCCTGGAATCCGACGGCCGCTGGCGCGTCAAGAACCCCCCCACCCCGTCCAACCCCACCAACACCAATGTTCAGGAGGAACAGGCCGTGAAGCCGGAGGATATCTGCAAGGCGGTGTCGGAGGCTCTTGCGGCCGCCATGCCCGCCGCCATCAAGGAGGCCGCGGCCCTGCTCGCTGCGGACCAGGAGAAGAAGGTCGTCGAGGCTGAGAAGAAGACGCCCGCCGTCGACCCTTACGAGGCCGCCGCCAAGGTCGCCGAGGCCGAGGACCTGCCCAAGGAGGCCCGCGCCCGCGTCATGGAGGCCGTCAAGCGCGGCGCCGGTGTCGACGACGCCATCGAGGCCGAGCGCGCCTACATCAAGGCCATCGCCCCCGCGCCCGTCGTCCGCGAGGACGGTGCCGCGAAGGCGGGCGGCGACGACGTCCAGGTCACCTCCTGGGCCAAGTGAACGAAAGGAGCTGAACGAACATGATCAGCATCAACGAGTTCGGCGGTCGGAAGATCTCCGACATCCAGGTCTTCGAGTACACCGACACCCTCTCCCTGCCCGTCAGCAAGACCGACTACAGCCACAGCCACATCGGCGACATCGTCAAGGTCGGCAGCATCGTCGGCCTCCTCGTCACCGAGATCGCCGCCACCCCCGAGGAGATCAAGAAGGCCGTCAAGGCCGTCGAGGACGCCGGTGGCACCTACATCCCCGCCACCAAGCCCACCGGCGGCTTCAACGCCCCCGGCTACGCCTCCGTGCGCATTAAGGGCGGCGTGTTCAAGATGAGCGTCAAGCACACCGGCGCCGTCAAGGTCGGCTCCCCCGTCTACGCCGAGAAGCTCACCGACGGCCGCCACGCCATCTCCGCGACCAAGGGGGCCGATGGCTTCCTCGTCGGGTATCTGTACAACGCCCTGCCCGCGCAGGGGGCGGAGCACGTCGTGCCCGTCATCTTCGACCCGACCGCCCGCTGATCGCGGGCCGGGAAAGGAGTAACCCATGATTCAGGGCAGGATCTGCGAGAACCGCAACGAGTTCGCCCACCACCTCGACCTCGCCCTCAAGGGCGTGCCCTCCTCGCAGGGCGTCGTCAAGGAGACCGTCATGATGACCCTCGGCCTGGCGCCCAGGGTCACCGAGGCCGTCACCTCCGACATGGTCGCCGGATGGTTCACCTCCGTCGCCCAGGGCGCCTTCGAGAGCCAGTATGCCGAGCAGACCACCACCTGGGAGAAGTTCGCCTCCACCGAGGCGCTGCCCTCCTTCCGCCCCACCCAGCTCTACGAGCTCGACCACGACATCGACGCCACGCTCCTGCGCGACAACGGCGGCGAGGTCGTCGTCCCCCAGACGATGCCGCGCATCCCTGAGCTCACCCCCTACCCCACCTTCGGGTACCGGGCCTCCGGCCGCTGGGTGGAGGTGCACAAGGAGGGTGTGCGCCTCCAGATGTCCTGGGAGGCGTTCATCAACGACAACTGGAACATCATTGCCCAGTTCCCCAAGGACGCCGCGTTCCTGGCCTCGCGCACCGTCGACGCCGCCGTCTACGGCGCCCTGTTCTCCCTGGACGCCGCCGCGCCCGGCTTCAACACGAACATCATCGCCGACGCCAACGCCACGGTCCTCCAGGCCCGCACCGCCGACGGCGCCTACGTCCTGAAGGACGTTCCGAAGAACTCTCCGCTGACCTTCGAGGCCCTGTGCGCCGCCATCTGGCAGGTGCGCCACACCAAGGTCAACGGCCGGTACATCCAGGTGCCCAAGTTCGTTCTGCTCGTGCCCCCGACCCTCAAGCCGATGGCGGACATGGTCACCGCCATGACGTCCATCGAACACAAGGAGAAGGACGCGGCCGGGTCGACGTCGAACAAGACGATCCTGTCGACCACGCCCACCGCTGGCGTGGAGGTCGTCGAGTCCGACATGGTCGGCCTGCTCGGCGGCCCCACCCAGGGCGACACCAACTGGATCCTGGCCCCGGCCGGTGGCCGCACCGCCTCGCGGCGCACCATCCTGCGCACCACGCTGATGGGCATGGAGGGCGTCGAGCTGCGGGCTGCGGCCAACCAGGGCACGTCCCTGGGCGGCGGGGCGCTGAGTGCCACCTCCGGTTCGTTCGACAACGACGACATCCAGTTCCGCGCCCGCATGGTCACCGGCGGCGCCGTCCTGCACACGGACGGCATCGTCGCCTCGACCGGGCAGGGCCACTGATAGACGCCCCGCCCCCGGGTTGCAGGCAGAGGCCCGGGGGCGGGGTTCTCCATATCGAGTAGGAGGGGAAGAAAGTGCCTGTGGCGTTCAACACAAATGTGGGTAGGGTAAGGCTCCTAATCCCCGACATCGAGGAGCGCTCCGACCCCCGCGACCTGCGACTGCCCCCCTCACTCCTGTTCACCGATGAGCAGATCCAGGCCTTCCTCGACATCAACAACGGCAACGTCAAGCGCGCCGCCGCCGACGCCGTTCGCGTCATCGCCACCACGCAGTCCCTCCTGCTCAAGGTCCTGTCCACCGACGACAAGTCCACCGACGGGGCCAAGCTCGGCGCCGAGCTGCGTGCCCAGGCCAAGCGCCTCACCGACGAGGCCGACGCCGATGACAAGCGCAGCATCGGATTCGGCATCGCCGAATGGACCCCCCAGCCCCGGGACTACGCATGGCACTGAGCTCACTCGCCTACAAGGACCCCCGCTTCGACTCCGCCGCCTACGACTTCCTGTCGCTGCTGTGCAACAGCCTCGTCGCCATCTACCCCCCGGCCGTCGGCAACGGCGAGGGCGAGGAGGACACCTGGGTGCCCGGGACCGGCGTCGTCAAGAAGAAGGTCGACCCCATCTGGCGCGGCTGGGCCGCCATCACCCCCAACAAGGACTGGCGCGCCCGCAACAGGCGGCAGTCCTACGAGGACACCGCCACCCATGCCTACCGCGTCCAGCTGTGGCACATCGACAAGAACCTCCTCGTTCCCGCGGAATCGTGGGGGGACCGGACCAAGCGGATCCGACTCGACTTCAACCAGCGCCTGCGTGTCGAGAGGCACGACACCGATCCTGCCCTGGAGGGCATGGCCATGGTCATCCGCAACCCCGTCACCGACTCCGATTGGTGGCAGCCCACCCTCCTGTGCGACGTGTCCGTCAACGACCTGCGAGGTGAGGGCTGGTGAGCAGCACCAACGAGGGCAACCTCGTCACCATCAGGCAGACCGGCGTCAAGGACATCCGCCGGGCCCTGCGCGGCCTGGAGGCGAGGGCCTTGACCAAGGCTCTCGCCGAGGTTCGCCGGGCCGTCGACCAGGCCGCCGCCCAGGGCGTCAAGACCATCCAGTACGTCATCGACACCTCCGGCGCTGGAATGCCCTACAAGCACGACAAGAACACCGACGCCCGCGTGCACACCGGCGCCATGCGCGAATCCGTCGGGGTGCGCTGGGAGCGCGACGACAACAGCGGCGTCACCGTGTTCATCGGCTTCATCAACACCCCCTCCTACACCGTCTTCCAGGAGGAGGGCACCCGCAAGCTCCGCGCCATGCAGGCCCTCGCCAAGGCCCGCGCCATGGCCGAGGACGACCTCGACAGCATCGCACTCACCCACGGGGTCCTGAAGTGAACGTCTACGAAGTTGATCAGGCGCTCATGGCGCACCTGAGGGGGATCGGGGGCCTGGAGGTCGTCGAGGACGCCGTACCCGGCGGGGCGAAGAGCCGCGACGTCTACGCCGTCTTCTTCGGTGGCGACCTCACCCCCCGCGCCAAAGCAGTGTCGATGGCCTCGCCGAGGTACTCGGCCATGATGCACACCTTCGCCGTCCTCGTCGCCGCCCGCACTGCCGCCGTTCGCAACTCGGTGCGCGAGGAAGTGCGCAACAGGCTCGTGGGCTGGAGCGCCCCCGGTGTCGGACAGGTACGCGAGACCGGGCAGCTCAACTCCTACGGCGACACCGACGCCACCATCCAGCCGCTCAAATATGCTTGCTACATGACGTTCCAGACCATGATCAGCGAGGCAGTCTGATGCCCCGCTATGCAACCCCCGAGGGGATCGTCGTGGAACTGGACGAAGGCTACGCGCAGACGCTGCCCTCTCTGTTCGAGCCCGTACCACCCGACACCCCCCTGTCGCCACGAGAGTGCTGCGGGGGGACCGGGTGGATCGTGAACGGCCGGGTGATCCATCCCGGCGACCCTGTCGACTCCAAGGAGGAGAACAACCATGGCAGCTAGCGCCGGAACCAAGATGATGCCCGGCAACATCACCGTCTGGTGGGTGCCGATCGAGAAGGCCGCCTCCCCGACCGAGGTCCTCAAGGCCGCCACCCTGAAGGACCCCGCCGTCATCAACCTCTCGTGCGCCATCGTCACCGGCTTCACCCTCAACGCCACCGACTCCGAGACGGACTCCACGGCGTCGATCTGCGACACCGCGGGCGTGTCGACCCCGACCCGCGACGCCTACGAGGCCAACCTGACCTTCTTCCGCCAGGACCTCGCCGCCGCCGACGCCGCGAACTCCGTCTTCACCAAGGCCTACGAGGCGTTCAAGAAGGGCGGCGCCAAGGCCAACAAGCGCGGCTGGCTCGTCAAGCGGGTCGGCTACCCGGTCGACACCGAGCCCGCCAAGGACCAGGAGGTGTCGATCTTCCTGGTCATGCCCGACAACCCGCAGGACGTGTCGTCCGACGCCACCACCCCCATCCAGTTCACCGTGCCCTTCCTGCCGCAGGGCACCATGATCCTCAACGAGAAGCTCACCGAGTGATTGTTTGACGGCTACACTTGACCCGGGTTCGAAAGAGCCCGGGTTTTGTGTTCATTCGGGAAGGAGAAGGGTCCACTGCCATGGCCGAAGAGAAGAAGAACGAGGACGAGGGCTTCGACCTCGAAGCCGCCCTCGACGGCGTGCGTCAGGCCACCAAGACCGTCAAGATCTACCTCGACGCCACCGCCGCCGACGAGGCCTTCCGGCTCAACGGCGCCCTCCTGGAGGCCCGCGCCGACGCCAAGGACGGTGTCGAGCGGGTCCTGTCGATCGCCGAGGAGGCTCCCACCGTCCGCCTGGAGCGCGAGCTCAAGGAGGCCGTCGCCGCTCTCGACGACAAGGCCATGACCTTCCACCTGCGGGCGCTGGCGTCCAAGGAGATGGACGTTATTCGCAATGTCGTCGTCAACAAGGTCAAGGCCCCCCGGAACCAGAACGAGGAGGCCGCGGGCGAGTTCCGCCGGGAGCGGCAGGGCGTGCTCAACGAGTACTTCCTGTCGCACTCCGTCACCGCCGTCGAGTACCGCGGCAGGAAGCGCAAGGGTCTCAGCCTCGACGACGCTCGGAAGCTGCACGAGACGCTGCCCGCCACCGAGTGGGACCGCCTCACCGAAACCTTCCTGGAGGCCCAGGCCGCCCTCGACGCCATGCGGCAGGTGATGGCCGACCCCACGTTTCGTTGGGCCGTGTCTGACGACGCCGAGTAACCAGCGCTTCCTGCTGGCGATCTCCACCGCCGTCGACAACCACCTGCCCCCCACTCTGTATCTCGGCGGCTGGGGCGCCTACGGGCGCACCGTGCCCCGATGGGACGACATAGCCGGTGGCTTCGTGCCCGAGTACCTGCCCCAGGATTACCGCACTCCGCTCGACATCGCCCTGGAGCTCGGCTACGCCTTCTACAAGCAGTCGGTCTGCTCCAGGTGCGGGGTGCCCGCCTGGTACGGCCGCTCCACCGACGGGCGCATCGACTTCGAAACCGAGGACATGGTCTGTTACGCCTGCCAGCACCTGGAGCAGGAGGAGAACCAGGAGGGGAGGAAGAGCGGCCGCAAACCCGGCGTCACCAAGGTCGTGCGCCCCGTGGGCCTGAAGTACGAGGCGATCGGACGCCAGGACCCCCTGCCCCCGCCGTGGGAAGCGATGCGGTCACTATAGAATGTTTCACGGGCGGACGAACTGATCGGAGGAGCAACCATGGCTGGTGTCGACGACCTCGGCTTCAAGATCAACGTCGATGCCTCCGGCGCCACCAAGGGCGCCAACGAGTTCACGGCCGCCGCCGGGCGCATCGCCGAAGCTACCCGCGCCATGGCCAGGGCCACCCAGGGCGCCAAGGCCGCCGTCCTCCAGAACGCCGTTTCCGGGCGCGGAGGTGCGGAGTACCGCACCATGATGAAGCAGATCGAGGCCTACAAGGGCCTCATCAAGGTCACCCGCGAACTCACCGCCGTTCGCAAGGAGCTCGATGGCGTCGACTTCTCCAAGACCGCCCAGAGCATCTCCGAGGCCGTCAAGGCCATGGCCAAGGCCACCAGGACCACCGACTACCTGGGCAGCCCCCAGCTCGACAAGGTCAAGTCGCAGATCGACATGTACGCGCGTCTGGCCAACGTGACCCGCGACTTCGCCCGCGCCAACAGGGAGCTCCAGTCCTCCCTGGCCAAGACCAACCAGGCGGTGGCCGCCGCCAAGACGCCCCAGGGGACCGCCACCACGGACCGCGAGCGCCAGGCCGCCATCGACAGATATCAGTACAGGGCGCGCGTCGCCAAGTTCGACCAGCTCTCCCCCTCCGCCACCGGGTCGGACGTCACCCGGGCCGTGCGCGAGGAGAGCGAGGCCTACAAGGAGCTCGTCGACGCCATCGGCAAGGCGGCCGCCGCCGAGGAGAAGCGGGCCATCAGCGCCGGGATCAGCCGGGACATCGCCGACATCAAGAAGCGCGAAGCCGACGAAACCCGGCGCCTGGCCGAGGCCGAACGAGACGCCGCCGAGATCTCCGGACGGTCGCAGGCCTTCCGCGCCACCCAGATCGCCGACATCAACTCCGCCATCGACGCCAACAACCGGTACATCGGGGCACTCGAATCCACCCGCTTCGCCGCCCAGGACCTTCGCAACTACCTGTCGCTGCTCGCCGCCGGGTTCACCTCCCTGTCCGTCGCCTCCGTCGCAGCCGCCGCCTCGCAGGAGCGCGCGTTCGCCGACGTCGCCCGCACCACCCAGCTGTCCGCGCAGTCCGCCGAGATGCGGGCCCTGTCGAACACCTACAAGGACCTGTCCACGCAGATCTCCACCACCTACGAGGATCTGTCGCAGATCGGCTCGCTGGGCGCCCAGATGGGCATCAGCGCCGACAAGCTCGGCGACTTCACCCACGCCGTCGCCGGGTTCACCACCATCACCGGCACCAACATCGACAGCGCCACCGAAGCCTTCGGCCGGTTCTTCGAGATGGTGGACAACGCCGGTGTCGAAGCCGACCACAGCGGCCAGAGGTACATGAACTTCGCCTCGCAGGTCGCCGAGCTCGGGGCCAAGTCCGTGGCCACCGAGTCCGAGATCCTTACCATGGCCAACTCGATCGCCGCCTCCGCCGCGAGCGCGGGGATCGGCCAGGACGCCATCCTCGCCTACGCCACCGCCCTGTCCAGCCTCGGCATCAAGCAGGAGTGGGCGCGCGGATCCCTCCAGCGCATCTTCGGGTCCATCAACGACGCCGTCGCCGAAGCCGGTGAGGGCCTCGACAAGTTCGCCACGGTGCTCGGCATGACCACCGAGGAGGCGGAGAACCTGTGGCGCACCGACCCCTCCACGTTCTTCAACAACCTGCTCACCTCCCTCAACAACGTCACCGACTCCGTCGAGCGCTGGACCATCATCAAGAACCTCGGGTTCAAGAACACCCGCGACATCCAGCTGCTCCAGCGCTTGTCGTTGAACATCGACCTGGTCAACGAGTCGTTCAAGAACTCCGCCGACGCCGCCCGCAACACCGAGTTCCTCGACAAGAGCCTCGAAACCCTCAACGCCACCCTCACCGAAACCATCCAGCGCTGGAAGAACTCGCTGGCCAACCTGGGCGCTTCGCTCGGCGGCCCGTTCCTCGGCGTCGTCAAGAAGATCCTCGACGGCCTCATCGTCATCCAGGACGCCCTGTCGCACATAGGCGACAACGCCTTCGGCCGCATCTTCCTGGCCGCCTCCTCCGGCCTGGTCATCTTCGGTTCGCTCGTCGCCATCTCCAAGGTCCTCCAGGCCCTCGTCCTCAACGTCGCCGCCTCCTACGTGTCGATGAGGACGAACATGGTGCAGGCGGGCCTGTCGGGGCAGATGACCTGGTCGAACATCTACAAGCTCATCAAGCAGGCCAACATGGCCCTGTACGAGAACATTGGCCTGATGAAGACGCGCACCGCCCTGGAGCGCTCCGACCAGGCCGCCGCCTCGCTCGGCGGATTGGCCGCCGCGGGCGCGGCCGCGAAGAAGAACGCCGACGCCGCCAAGGACGCCGCCAGGGGCATCGCGGAAGTCGGGACGGCCGCCGCCTCCAGCGCCGCGCAGACCGGCCTGCTCGCCAAGGCCATGGGCGGCCTCAAGGGCGTCATGAGCGGGATCGCCTCCATCGGCCCCATGGGGTGGATCGGCATCGCCGCCACCGCCATCCCCGTCGCCATCCAGCTCTACGACGAGTGGGCCAACTCCGCCAAGCGCGCCGCCGAGGCCGCCCAGCAGGCCCGTGTCGAGAACCTCCAGGCCCTGGGCGGAGGGGAGGCCCTCACCAAGGCGCTCATCCAGGACGCCAAGGAGGCCGCCGACGGCACGCAGCAGACCTTCGGCGCCCTCGAACTGGCCGTCGACGGGTCCGCCGCCTCCACCAAGGACAGCGCCGACGCCCTCTACTACTGGATCGACGCCTCCGGTAACCTCGTCCAGGCCACCAAGGACCAGGCCGCCGCTATGGGCTACTCCACCCTGGCGATCGGCGACCACACCGCCGCGCTCATCAAGGACGCCATCGCCTCCTCCGACGCCTTCAAGTCCCTGTCGGCCAACGACTTCAAGACGCTCACCGACCAGGGCTTCGACTGGAAGGAGTGGTCGCGCCAGTACGCCACCGGCGGTCAGGACGCCGCCAACTCGTACATCGACGGGTTCATCCAGCAGCTCAAGGACCGGAAGGATGAGATTTACAAGGCCAACACGTACGAGTCGCGCATCTACTCCGGCCCCTACGACAACGTCGGCACGCCCATCCGCAAGTACTACAGCACCCAGGCCGGGCAGCAGGCCGAGCAGGACGTCCAGAATCTCAACAACCAGATCGAGGCCCTGGAGAACCTGCGTACCAAGCTCGGCGACGTGTCCGGGGCCGCCTCCGACGCCGTGTCGTCACAGACCGCTCTCGGCCAGATCGTCCAGGGGCTCACCGGCGACACCCAGGACGCCGCCGACGCCACGGGGAGCCTGGCCGACGCCACCGCTGACGCCGCCGAGGACGCCAAGACCGCCGGACAGGCGTGGGACGAGTACCTCCAGTCCCTCGACGCCATCGTCGACGCCGCCTTCGCGTTCACCAATGCCGAAGCGGGCATGTACTCCGCCCTCGACGAACTCAACCAGTCCTTGTACGACAACGGCAACTCCTTCGACACGTTCACGGAGGCCGGGCGCTCCAACCTGGAGGCCCTCCAGAACTACCTGAAGGCCACCGCCCAGTACGCCGGTCGCATGGCCGAGGAGATGGGCATGAGCGGCGTCGAGGCGCAGGAGTACATCGCCTCCTATGTTCAGGCCGCCATCGACGACCTCAAGGCCCAGGGCATCGACACCACGTGGATCGAGGCGCAGATGTCGAACGTCGTCTCCTCCCTCGACCAGACCATCTCCGGGCCCACCGTCGACATGAGCGCCCTGAACGCGGGCCTCCAGGACGCGGTCACCAACGCCAACAACGCCGCCGCCCTCATCCAGCAGATTCTCGCAGGTGTCGGCATCCGCACCTCATCCAGACCCGGGGGCGGGCTGAACACCGGCGGGAAGCGGCTCAACAAGAATGTCCTCGGATCGAAGGGCGGCTTGACCACCAAGCAGATCACCGCGGGGATGAGCATCGGGGCGATGGGGTTCACCGGAGGTGGCGGCGGCTCGGTCCGCGGCCTGGCGAACACCATGTTCCAGGGCAACAAGCAGCGCTACCAGTTCACCCCTAAGACCTCCTCCTCGGGCCACGGAGGCGGCGGTGGCGGTGGCGGCGGAGGGGGCCGCGACTACACGCCCCGGTCCTCCTCGTCGCGCACCAGGAAGGAGAAGACCCCGGAGGAGATCTTCGAGGACTTCCTCTCCCGCCTGGACAAGGCCATGAACCAGGCTTTGAACAAGTTCTGGCAGAACCAGGACGCTCAGGACAAGTACCACGCCCAGCTCAACACGATGCGCAAGACCATCGAGGACGCGAACAAGTCCATCAAGGATCTCACCGACGACATCTGGGATCTGAACAACACCCTGTCGGAGAAGGAGAACGACCTGGCGAATCAGCGCTACTTCCAGTCCGTCGCCAAGAAGTACGGGGACACCAGCCGGGAGCGCGACATCCAGGTCGACATCGACAAGACCACGAAGGAGATCTCCGACACGAAGAACTCCATCGCCGACAAGGAGAAGGAGATCGCCAAGACGAAGGAGGGCATGTACGCCCTCCAGGGGTACACGGAGGCGGCCATCAACAACCGGGCCGCCCTCAAGGCCCTCCAGTCCACCATGATCGACATGATCAACGCCTACGCCGCCTCCGGGGCGTCCACCGAGCAGCTCACCGCCTACGCCGCCCAGCTGAAGCAGGAGTTCATCGCCCAGGCCACGCAGATGGGCTTCAACCAGGGCGAAGTGACCACCCTGTCCGGGGCGTTCGACAACCTCACCCGGACGATCCAGGCCGTGCCCCGCGTCGTCGACGTCGACGTGTCCGACAACGGCACCTCCGACCGCACCGGCGCCGGGATCAGCCGCATGGCCTCCAACGGGGGCGCCGGTTACTCGGCCCCGGTCACCGCCAACGCGAACACCGAGCTCGCCGCCAAGCAGATCGGGTACCTCACCAAGGACCGGTACATGAACGTCTACGTTCAGGCGGTGCGCACCGGAGCGGCTCTGGGGGCCCTGGGGGCGATGGGCGGTTTCCGCTACGCCCACGGCGGCCGCGTGCCCGGGCGGGCCGGGGGCGGAGGCATGCTCGGTGGACGCAGGCGCACCGGCAACTGGGATGCGGACGACATGCTCGGCATCACGAGCGCCGGTGGCGTCATCGGCGTGCAGTCCGGCGAGTACGTCATGCCCCGCACCAGCGTCGACAAGTACGGGCCCGACATGATGGAGGCCATCCGCGCCGGGCAGTACCGCCCCGAGGTCAAGGTCAACCAGGCCCCCGCGCCATCGGGGCCGATCACCATCAACCCCAACCAGATTCACCAGCTGGCCCGCGCCGTGTCGACCGTCCTCAACCTCGACGGCCGCCAGGTCGGCGCCGCCGTCAACAACGTCAATGCCCGCTCCGGGCGGAGGGGGACCTACTGATGTCTTCGCGCCACGGCGTCGCCGCCTTGTGGACGGGCAGGCGCTTCGCCTGGATCCCCGCGCCCGACGCCCCCGCCGGCCACACCCTGGTTTCCTGGGGATCCGCCGACCAGCTGGTCGGAGGTGGGACCGCCGTCACCGCATCCCGGTACGCGGCCCGCACCATCGAGCTGTCGTGGTCCAACCTGACCCGCCCCGAGCTGCTGCTCATTCAGGACATGCTCACCTGGGCGGGGGAGGACGAAGTCCTCTACCGCGACGACATGAACTCCGGCGGCAACATCCTCTCCCCTTTGCTGGGGAGGCCGCACCTGCACGCCGACTCGCTTACCCCGCTCGCCTACGACGACAACGGCGTCGCTCTCGCCCGTGTCGTCGACGTCGGCAACGGCCCCCTCAAGGCCCTGGAGTTCACCGGCACCGCCGCCACCGACGGCAAGCCGCACGTGTACCGCGAGCACGTGCTCATCCCCCCGGGCGCCGACATGCACATCGTCGCCTCCGGCGCACTCACCGCGGCCGGTGTCGTCCAGGTCACCGGCGGCGTCAACGTCTCACCCGCCGCCATCACCCGCATCCCCGGGCTCGACGACGCCCCCAAGATCGTCGAGGTCGCCGTCACCGCGCCGTCCTCCCCCGACCAGATCCTCACCTGGGTGCGGGCCGCCTTCTCCGCCCGCGGGGCCGCCGCCCCGGACATCTGGCCCTACGCCACCCCGGAGGGCTTCGGCACCATGCGCGTCGAACCCGGGTCCCTGGCCGTCACCGGCGTCAACCCCGCCTACGGACTGTTCTCCGCCACCGTCACCCTGAGGGAGGTCTGGCCGTGGCAGTGAGATTCTTCGGGGCCCCCACCGGGGTCACCGGCTGGTCCTACGACGAGGACGCCGTGTCGCTGGACCGCAGCGAGGCGCCCTCGGGGACCGCCACCGTCAACGTCACCGGCGCCGGGGCCATGAAACCCGCCGACCTGACCCCGCTGCTCGGCAGGACCCTGATCGTCCAGTCCACCGACCACGGCCGGTCCGACATGATGATCACCGACATAGGCATCGACGACGACTCCTGGTCCCTGACCGGGGGCTCCGGCCTGTCGGCCCTCAACCAGGTGGGCACGCTCAACCCCGAGGTGCGCGTCGACCTGGCCACCGTCATCAAGCGCTGCTACCTGGCCGTCCGAATCACCACGACACCGCCTATCGACGTCGACGCCCGCCTGAAGGACGCCCGCTACAACCTGCCCGGCGGACGCGACAACGTGTGGTCCATGCTGCGCCTGTTCTTGAGCGCCAACGCCCTCGACCTGTCCTGGGCCGACAGCCGCATCCGCATCACCCCGCGCCCCGCCGGCGTCGTCCGCCTCGTCGACCGCACCATGTCGTCCACCGTCGGCCTGGAGGACGGGCAGCGGTCCAAGGAGGTTCGCGTCAACGTCTACCACCGCACCCCGCTGAGCGGACGCTCCTGCGTCTACCCCGTGCCGCCCTCCCGCTACCCCGGGGCGGACGCCACCTACGGCGACGAGGGGGACACCGTCCTGTCCGTCGGCTCCGGGGAGCGCACCGTCACCACCCTGCGCCTGGGCGCCGAGATCTCCTCCATCAGCCAGCCCCGCCCGACGACCAGCATCCCCTTCAAGAACGGGTCCCCGGACACCACGGCGATGGGTTCGGGCCTCTACGTCGTCGTCGGCAAGGACAACAAGCCGATCATGCCCGCCCAGTGGAACGACATGGGCGGTGGGCTCACCGTGAAGCTCAACGACGACCGCCGTTCAGTCACCGTCGTGCTGTCCGGCATGGTCTACGAGCACCTGGCCCCCTACCGGATCTGCGAGTCGGACGGTAAGGTGGACCACCCCGCCCTGTACCTCTTCGGCCAGGGCGGGGCCCGCGTCGACATCGAGACCCTCAGCCTGGCCACCGGGGCCAAGGGGACCGACGACGTCGCCACGATAGACAACCCCGCCATCGACACCCCCGGCAAGGGCTGGGCCGCCGCCCAGGCCGCGGCCGACACCCGGGTCGGATCCACGCTGACGCTGCAATGGAAGGGCGCCCCGCCCCCCGGCGGACAGACCCTCGGGATGCTCGTCGGCGCCAGGTTCTACTACAAGAACCACTGGTGGCGGATCTCGTCCACGTCCACGGACGACACGGGGGTGTCGCTTCAGGCCACCAGCCACCCCCTGCTGGCCGACTACAACCGCAAGTACCCGAGGGTATCGGATCTGCCGCTGGCGGGACGCACGCTGCGGGATCTGTCAACGGAAGGAGTTCTGTGATGGCCTACTCGGCCTCCATCTTCCCCGCCTCCAATCTGTCGCCCCAGGCCCAGGAGTGGAGGGCCGCCGTCGAGCGGCGGGTCAGCCTGCTGGAGGAGCGCGGAACGTCCTCCGCGGCCGAGACCAGGCGCGTCATGGGGCGCTTCGGGGCGGCCATCGGATCCATCGACGGCATGGAGAACCGCATGGAGGACCTGGCCGCCCTGTCGCAGGCGGCCAACGCCATGGCCGACGACGCCGTCTCCTGGCATGAGGCCCCGCCCGTGTCCCCCGGGCCGGGTGTCGAGAACCCCGATGTGCCCGTCAACCAGAACGCCACCTGGTACGTGTGCGAGCTGTCCCCCGGCGGGGGTGTCGACAAGGATCGCGTCAAGGAAGTGTGGCGCTGGTCCCCTCCGGGTGTCGACGACGACGCCGACGGCAAGTGGGTGCAGCAGCGCTGGGGCACGGACACCCTGGGGGAGGGGGCCGTCGACTACAAGCACCTGGCCGCCGCCGCCAAGGGGGACCTGGAGGCCGCCAAGGCCCTGAAAGGGCGCGTCGACACCCTGTCCGCCTCGTACGAGCAGACGAAGGCGGACCTGGAGCAGGCCAAGACGGACCTGAAGAAGTTCTCCGCCAACGCGAAGGACGTCATCATCTCCGACACGGAGCCCACCGGCGCCGACCGCAAGCCGGGCAACCTGTGGGTGTCGACCGCTGGTGGCACGACGAAGCTCTTCGTCTTCGACGGTACGGCCAACGCCTGGGTGGCCGTCAAGGGCGATGACGCGGCCGCCGCTGCCGCGGCCGCCGCCGAGGCGCAGAAGAAGGCGAAGGAGGCCCTGGACAAGGCGCAGGCCGTGGAGGACATGGCCACGGCCGCCAAGCTCGCCGCCGAGCGCGCCCAGAAGAGCGCCGACGGGAAGAACACGATCTTCTATCAGGCCAACAAGCCGTCGCTCAATGGGCGCAACGACGGGGATCTGTGGTACGACACAGACGACAACTATCGGATGTACCGCTTCCGGGCCGGTGTCGAGGACTTCATCGAGGCGGGGGTGTCCGCCGCGGATCTCACCGGCTCCATGTCGAACAGCATGGTCGAGGGCGTGTGGAAGCAGGCGCAGTCCTCCGGGGCCGTGTCCAGGAACCCGGTCGAGGGGTCGATGATCGCCAACGGGGCCATCAGGACCGCGCACGTGCAGGGCCTTGACGCCGGGGTGATCACCTCGGGCTACATCGGGGCGGATCGTATCGCTGCCCGATCCATCACGGCCGCCCAGATGGCGGCGGGGACCATCACCGCGGACTCCGGGGTCATCGGCTCGCTCAACGCCAACGACATCAAGTTCGGCACCCTGTCGGGCGACCGCATCGACGCCAACACACTGCGCGGCAAGCTCATCGAGGGCGGTACCATCCGAGGCGGCCTGATCGCCGGAGCCAACATCCTCGGGGCCAACATCGCCACCACGACGAACGGGACCGGCGATCGCGTAGAACTCACTGCCAACGACGGTGTGCGGGTGTGGAGGGGGAACACGGTGTACGCACAGCTGCACCCCTCTCTGGTGAACGGTCTGGCCCTGTATAACCCGAACAAGAGAACCATTCTGGAGGGACCCACTGCCAAGCTCACCGACGTATCGTCGATCATCTTCGGGGCGCAGTACAAGGTTCTGCGGTTCAGCCCCAAGGTGAACTCCGCCTCTGACGGGACAGCCGCCTGGGCCTGGGAGATACCCTCTCCTCCGTCCGGGCGCGCTGTGATCATCGCTCAGTTCCAATACGAGACCGGCGCTCAGCGCCCCGTGTGGCGGGAACTCTCGATTCGGCGCAGCAGAAACTCCGGGGTCTGGGCCACCTCCGGCTTCCTGTACAACACGGACGGATGGGCGTCTGATAGTCCGGTTTTCATTGGTATGGCTACCGACCTGCCCACTTCGGGCAATGTCGACATCTGGACGAAGATGGCCTTCAAGGGTGCGAACAACGGCGCCTTCACCCGCTGGGAGACGGCTTTCACCTCCATCCTGATCCTGCCCGCTTGAAACAAGAGGAAGGAAAAACCCATGACCGGAACAGATCGCAACGGAATCTACACGTACTCCGCGGACGACACCGCCGCGGACTGGCCCGCCCTGCTCAACCTCGGCGTCTCTTCAGTGTCGGGAGTCATCACCAAACTGCGCCAATCGTCCGTCTACAAGGCCAACAACGCCGCCGCGGCCAACGCCCTGCGCGACACCCTCATCGCCGCCGGGATCACCCCTACCGCCACCGACCCCATCCTCGTCTACCTCACATCCAACGGGCAGATCATCGCCTGGGACGGCGCCAACTGGAAGGCCGACGGATCCAACATCACCTCCTGGCTCGTCGCCGGATCCGAAGTCGCCACCCCCGCCACCCCCATCACCAACGCCATCCTCGCCGGGCGGCGCGGGGAGGCTAGCCGGTTCCGCGAAGAGGTCGGCACGGCCATCATCAGAGTGCCCGCCCCCATCGACAACAAGTACACGGGCCACATGCCCCTGGCCCGCAAGTACGTGGGCATCGCCACCACGCTTATCACCAACGGCGACGGCGCCGCGTTCGGCGGGCTCATCTGCTCCGCAGGATTCGGCTGGGACAAGGTCAAGAACAACGAGGGCCAGATCGTCCGCGTGCCCTACGTCGCCAAGGGCGCCAAGCCCGGCAACCTCATCCGACTCAACTACTCCATCAAGGGCTGGGAGGCGTGAGCCTCATGTACATACCGCACCCGCCCTGGGCCAACACCCTCGACCGGGGCCTGCGCGCCGTGGGCTACCTGGCCCTGTCGCTGTTCTCGATCCGCGAGGCCGGGCTCATGCCCTACACCCCGGACGCGAACATCTGGTACAACCTCGCCGTCCACATGGTTCTGGCCGCGACAGCCGGCGGCTGTGCGCTCGCATGCCTGACCGGGCGCTCGCAGGCGGAGATGGTCATCCTGCCCCTTGTCCTGGGGTGCGCGTCGGCCTCCTGGATACTCGTCATCTCCGCTCATGGTTTCGGGGCCCGGTCCGCCCTGCTGCTGTCCGTCGTGTTCCTCCTGTCCGCTAGGATGAACTGGCTGCGGTGGCTCAGACACCGCGCCATAATCCTCACCGCGCTACGCGATCGCGACGGCAACGGCACAGACAGGGGGTGATCGCTTGACGCCCCTGCTCACCACGGTGGGGTCCGTCATCGCCCTCATCACCTCCGCCCTGGCCGCCTGGGGGTCCTGGGTGAAGGTCAACTCCGACCGCAAGCGGGGCGTGGGTGAGGCGGAGATGGCCCGTTCGCGTTTCGGTCTGGAGAGCCTCCAGGCGGCCCTGAACGCGAAGGACACGATCATCGCCCAGTACCAGGAGGAGAACAACCGCCTGCGCATCGAGGTCCACGACCTGCGGGTCGAGGTCGGACGGCTGCAAAGACGTCGTAAGGGCAACTGAACCGGAACGCGAAAAGGCCCGCCCTCCTCCCCGAAGGAAGAGGACGGGCCTCTCGTCAGTTACCTCGACATGCGCTCCAGCAGGCCCTTCAGGCGAAGGGTCATGGCGCAGTAGTGGTAGAGGTGGCGTGCGGCGTCGCGCACGTCGTCGGCGTCCGGCTGGTCAACCGACTTACCCGTCGGCCAGAACCCGAGCGCCTTCAACGTGGCATCCCGGACCAACGTCTTGGCCTGCGTCGGCGTCTGGTAGATGATCGGGCGCCTGTCGTAGATGTAGTCCATGATCGCGTTGACCTTCACCGGGGTGAGGTCGGCGAGGAACTGGTTGTGCGGGCGCAGGTCGAAGCGCTCGCCGACGATAACATCCGGCTTGTAGCACCAGATGGCACCCTTGAGCGTGAACGCCGTGTCGGCGTGGCTGTCGGCGACGAACTGGTCGTACTCGACGATCTCGACGTCGTCGCCGTCGACAGCCCCCAGGACCCAACCTGTTGACACCCCCGGGTCGTAGGCGAAAACCGTGGACACGCCCTTCACCAGCCCACCACCAGGCACGAGACGATCGTGATGACCGGACTGAAGCTGATCCACAGCGGGATCTGCGCGTCCTCGCGCTGGGTCGCCGCGAAGAAACCCAAGAGGAGAGCAAGACCGAAGGAGACCAGTCCCACGAAGTAGAACTGTTGGAGCGTCATCAGCCCCTCACCGCCATGATCAGACCGAACCCGACGAGGAGCACCGACATACAGGCGATGGCCCTGAACCACCACTTGGAGAAGCCCTCCGCGTGGCCGTCCTCGGTGAACATGTACCCGGCGCTGAACACGAGCAGCGGCAAGGTAAGGAGCCAATAGCCGAACCACCCCCCGGCGCTCATGCCTCGATCACCACCGCGTCCTCGCCGCGCAGGTCCTTCGGTTCCGCCTTGCGCCAGCGCCCGGAACCCCGGGCGTGCGAGGCGACAGCCCGGCACACGATCGCCTTGGCGGGGTCGCAGCCCTCCTTGCCCCGATGCCACGCCAGGACGGGGATGTCGCCGTATCCGAACCACACTCGGGTCAGGGCCCGGAGCATGGCGGCCAGGCCGCAGGCCCGGGAGCGCCGGACCCTCTCCGGCTCGGCCCGGGGGTCGAAGGGGGCGGGGGACCAGATGACGTCGAACTCGTTGACGCCGCCCCACAGCGCCTGTCCGCCGACGTTGTCGATGATGTGCACGCCGTTGGGGTGCATCTCGACGCGGATCGCAACCTTGCTGCCGCGGCTCACGGGTTGTTCCTCCTTTCGGTGTCGACGATGATGCGGGCGCACCAGGCCAGGGCCATGGCCGCCACCTGGACGAGCTCCTCGCGAAGCGGGTTCGCGTGGCCAACGGGTGTGTTGGCGTCGGGGGTCAGGGCCCGGGCGACCTCGCCGACCTCCTCGGCCAGGATCATGAACTTCATCTGCTCGGTCACCTCCGGGTTGAAGGGCGTGCGGCCGTGGTGCTTGTCGTAGGCGCGCTGGTACTCGGCGACGACCTCGTTCTCCAGGATGCGACGCGCCCGGCCCCGGCGGCGGCGCAGGCCGTGCAGGGAGGAGCCGTCGGTCTTCTCATCGAGGTAGGCGACCCACAGGGCGGCGCGGGCGGCGATGGCGGACAGGGTGAAGCGCTTGGCCCCGCTGCTCCAGGCGGCCGAGGTCAGGAACATGATCTCGGCCAGGTAGTTGTAGGGGTTGACGGTGTTGCAGCCCACGTAGTCGATCTCGTCGACGGCGCGGGCGACAGCGGGCTCGATGTCACTCATTAGTGCTCTCCTTCTTCTCCTGGGCGGACAGGCGGCGGATCACGTCCGTGGCCTCGACGAGGCACTCGGACAGGCACTTCAGCTCCATCCGAGCACGGTCCAGGTCGGAGGGGGGCTTACTGGGGCCCCAGGCGATGAGCCTGTCGAGGTACCAGCGGGCCTTGAGGTAGTCCTCCAGCGAGCTGGACCCCTCCTTGCGTCCGGCCCGGCACACGTACTTGACGACGTTGCCGGACAGGAAATCCAGGTGCCCGGTGATCTCGATGACCTCACGGTCGCCGAGCCTGTAGTGGGGCGGGTGGTTGATCATGTCGTCGGACACGGTTCCTCTCTTTCTTGTCATTCCTTGTGGTACCGCTGGCAGGTGTAACCAGCGGCCTTGATCACGAGATCGTCGTCGGCCCAGGCGGGCGGGCGGCACATGATCTCGGACACTTCGGCGACAAGCTCCTCCTCGTTGAGGTGGAGCTTGTCGGCAGGGATCTCACACACGACCTCATCGTGGATGTGGGTGACGACGGGCCACCCGGCGTCTTCCAGGTTCCGCAGTGCTTGGACGAGGATGTCGCGTGCGACGGCCTGCACGATGTTCTCGGTGATGATGCCCCCGTGCAGGGGCTTGTAGGGGACCCGGGCCCTATCGCCCCCGGTGTTGAGGACGTGGGGGACGAGGCGGGCGGGGCCCAGGGGGGTGCCGTCGACGTCGAGGGGCTGCTTCCAGCGGCGCGTCAAGCCGCGGTAGACGATGGGCCTCTTGGAGGGCAGCCACACGTAGCGGTCCTGCCCCTTGACCTCGATGCTGACCAGGCCGGTGTCGACGGCCCCGCCGGTGTTGAAGATGCGCTCCAGCTGCGACCAGAAGCGCCGGACGGCGGGGGACTGGGCTCGCCAGATGTTCACGATCTCTTGCAGTCGCTTGCGAAGTACGTCCTCGGGGGTGTTCTTGGGCAGGATGTTCCGGCCGCCCATGGCAAGCATGGCCCCGATTCCCCCTCGGTACTGGAGGGCCAAAGATGCGACCTTCCCGTGCTGCCTGTCGAAGCCCTTCTCGGGGCCGCCGAGCTTGGCGGCGGTGGCGACGTAGATGTCCTCGTCGTTGCGGAAGGCGTCGATCATCCACTGCTCTCCAGTCAGCCACGCCATGACCCGGGCCTCGATCGACGAGTAGTCGCACACGACGAACGGGCCCATGAGCAGCGGGCGGATCAGCTTCTTCAGCTCCGGAGAGGGAACCGAGCCGCCCTCCAGCAGCCTATTCACAGCCTGCTCCTCGGCCTGCGTATCGTAGGAGCCATCCGGGGCCTTGAACCCGTCGCGGGCAAGGTTCTGGAACTGGATGAGCCGACCGGCGAACCGGCCCGTCGACGCGCCGAAGTACTGCATCGTGCCCCGCAGGCGCCCATCGTCGTTCGTGGCCCGGATGGCGGCGGTGAACTTCGCCGCGGCCGACACCGCGCACTCCTGACGAAGCGTGAGCACCCTGCGAACGTCGTCGGGCAGATCGCCCTCCAGCAGCTCCTTCACCGTGTCCTTGCGCAGGTCCTCGGTGTCGACACCCCGGCTCTTCAGCCACGCCCTCAGCTGGGCCACCGAGTTGCCGTTGTCGACACCGGCGATCTTGGCGATCTCCTTCAACGCTTCGGTCCTGTTGTCCTTGAAGCAGCGCTCGGCGGCCTCGGCCAGCGCGACGTCGACACGGACGCCCCGGTCGTTGATCCGCTGGTCCACCTCGTAGACGAAGTCCTCCATTCGCGGGAACCCGCGGTTGAGCCTCTTGGCGGCGTCGCGCATGGTCTCCACGTCCTGGTCGCAGTAGGCGCCGAACGCCGCCCAGTCGTCGGGCTTCTCCTCCGCGGTCACCCTCTCGCCCTTGCGATTCGGCTTGGAGAACAGGTTGATGAGCCGGGTTCCGGCCTCGTCCTTCTCCTCGGCGCCGACGGAGATGGCGAAGTCCTTCAGGGAGGCGGGCAGCCCCCACGCCCGTGCGAGGGCGGCGGTGTCGAAGAACTGCTCGGGGGGTAGGAACTTCCCCCGTCCTCGACTCTTGAGCCTCGACAGGTTGATGCGCTCGAAGGAGGCGTTGTGAGCGATCTTGAGGACCTTCCTGTCGAACAGGCCGGGGATCGCCAGGATCGCCTCGTGGCCCTCGGCTCGTTGGACAGGGCCATCATTGAGGGCCCAGGAGCACATGAGGATCCGCCAATCCGGGTGCTCCGTATACTTATACACTCCGGCTTTTGCCAGGTCGACGGGCGAGTAGGTTTCGATGTCGATCCACAGGACGTCCTGCGTCATCCACGGCGCACCGCCCTTCTCCGAGGCGGTCACCGTCCACCGGCCCTGGAGGACGAGCGGCCAGATCTCGTCGAAACCACCGTCGGCGGGCGCCGTCCACGGGCCCTCGACACCGAACAGGCCGATGGCCGGACGGCGGGGATCCAGGGGCCAGTCGGGCCCGGCCAGGTCGATCGACCTACCCATAGCGGCCTTGATGTCGCACAGCACCCCCCGCTGGTGGGCGGTCAGGTCACGAGGGTCGGGCACCAGGAACACGGGCTTGGCGGCCCAGAAGTCACTCACCGTCGGCCTCCTGCTTCTGCCTCTGCTGACCGCGGTGCGCCGTCTTGCCGACCTTACGACGCACCTCAGCCTTAGGACGCAGAGCGATGTTGTCCGGCCCCCAGGGCTTGTTGTCGTCGGGGCGGGTGAAGTTGAAGTGCTTCAGCTGGTCCTCGGGCGGGAGATTCATGTTGTCCAGAATCCACTGGGCTCCCTCACTCGCGGAATCCCAGGTGCATCCGTAGTCGCGGATCCAGTTGCCCACTCGCTGCGACAGGAGTGCCCGCAGCGAGCGACTGACGTTCTGCCGAGCCCTCCTGCGCTTGACGCGGCCGCTGTCGCACCCGCAGGCGGGGGCTTCGAGCAGACCCGAGGTGGAGGCCTGGCTGTGTCGCCCGCAGAAGGCACAATAGACGTTGAACACTGCGCCGTTCTTGACGGTCCAGCCGACGGGGTCGAGACTCGCCAAGCGCCAGTCGCCGAAGGTGTGGGCGAGCAGTGCCCCCAGGAGAGGGTGCGGTGAGTAGACGGTCTTGGCCGGCTCTCGGTGGGTGATCATGGTTCTCTCTTTCTCTTCCGGTTGGGTTGTGCTATCGACTAAGCGTCGACTGCGGTTCGGGCTGTGTAGATGACCTCCCGGTCGCCCGGGCGTTCGGGGTTGGGCAGGACGTCCCGCAGGGTCCCCTTCTTCTGGCAGTGCATGAGTACTCGGGTGAGCGCCTCGGGTCCGTCGAACTTGTTCTGGAACTTGGTGACCAGGGCCGCGTACGACACCCGGTGGCCCGGCTGGGAGGCGACCCACTGCTCGACGTCGGAAACCATCCGGCTGAACCCGTTGGAGTCGACCTGGTTGACCAGGGCCTCGGCGCACCTGGCCCACGTTCCGGCCAGGTCGATCGCCTTGATGACATGCCTCAGTTCGATAGTGTCCTTCATCTCCGTCATGGCCAGCAGGGCCGCCACCCGCAGGGCGGAGAACGACAGCCGCTCGCAGGTGGGGAACAGGGCCACGGCGTTGAGCGGGTGATTGGCGGCCAGGAACGTGACGTCGTAGGCGAAGCACTTCCACCTCTCCAGGGCGTCCTCGTCGCACTTGAGGGGCACGCGCAGGTCGTCGAAGGGGCCCGAAACGGGGACAGCGGCCTGGAAGCCCTTGTCCCAGTGCTTGACCACGGAGGTCAGGTGGTGGATGAGCATGTCGCGCACCTGGTCGACACGGGCCCTCTCCCCCGTGCGCCACGCGACGTCGTTGGCCCCCGGTTCGAAGCCCTCGCGGGAGTCGACGACGACCAGGCACCTGGGTACGAAGCCGGAAATGATGCGCTCCATGGTCAGGTAGCGGGCGGTGAGGTCGAAGATGCCGGTGCCGTAGAACGACATCTGGTGGTCGACACCGCCCTTGCGGGCCAAGCCCCCGGTCTTGCGCAGGATCGCGGGCACGCGCCCGTCGTAGATCTTGGTGAGCATGGGGATGAAGGAGGCCATGTAAGAGCCCTTGCGGGAGGCGGCGGCGAAGGTGTCCTGGACCTCGTCGACGCTGAGCAGCGTGGACAGGCGGGGCAGGTCGCCCAGCCACTCCTGGAGGGCCTCGGCGGTGGCGTCCTCGGGGGCCTCGTAGCCGCTGCTGTCGACACCGCACTCTTCGGCCACATCGTTCAGGACGCCGCGGGCCAGGCGCAGGGCGGTGCTCTTGCGCGACTGCGTGGTGCGCCCCAGGACCAGCCAGTACAGGTTGAGGCCCATGTCGGTGAAGGTGAGCGGCAGTTTGGCGTAGCGCGACAGGAGGGCGGAGAGCATGGCCAGGCCCCCGGCCACGGAGAACTCCCATGGGGCCTGCGGGGACTTGTGCCCGACCCAGGAGGTGAAGGCGTCGATGAACGTGTCGTTGATGGGCTGCTCCTCAGGGTGGAGGAACTGCACGCGCGTCCAGTACAGGCCGTGGGAGTCGGCGTCGAGCACGGAGGGCAGGCGGTCGACGAGCGCTTCGGGTGAGGACTCGTCGCCGAACTGGTTGACGCCTTCCAGGGGGGTCAGGCCGAGGACGCGCAGGATGTCGGCGTCGTCGTCCATGATGAAGTCTTCGCCGTCGTGGTACTGCCTCCACCTGGCGGCGTCGCGCTGCACCTGCACCCACAGGTCGATGTCGGGGCGGCCGTCGCGCCTGTACTTGTTGCAGGCAGCCTCGTGGAGGACGAGGTAGCAGGAGCGCGCGTCGAACCCGGCCTCCATGAGTATGCACTGGAGGTGGTACATGCGGGCGGACCAGTCGTCGCCGATCTCAGGACGGATCATGAACAGGTCGTTGGCGACGGAGTTGTTGACCAGGGCGAGCAGGCGGTAGATCTCGTTGGGGTCCTGCTCCTGGGGGACCTTGGAGTCGAGCTCCTCCTGGGACAGTGGTTCGGCCGGGGGGTAGTGGGCGGCGAACTCGGCGACGGTGACGGCCTCGCCCTCGCGCTGGATCTCGACCAGGTCGACACCGCCCGCCCCTCTCCTCCTGACGGTCTCCTCGGAGTACTGGGTGACGCGGAACGGCGCACCGTACTCGGGCTTCGTGTTGTAGGACCAGGGGACGCGCAGCATCTTGGCCAGGGGCCAGCCGCGGTCCATGCCGTCGGCGGCATGGGCGTTGTACAGGCCGTGCGACAGGTCCTCCATGTCGTTGTTCGACAGAATCTCGGCGTCGAGGAACCGCCAGTAGCCGTGCCAGTGCCCGGGGGACGTGCGCACGAACGTGGTGGGGAGGATGGCGAGCTTGGAGGGGTCCATGTCGTCGCCGTCGCAGTAGACGACGTCGCAGCGCAGCACGTTGGCCTTGGTGGCGTGGCGGGGGTCGGTCAGGGAGGGCGGCTGGGTGAACGTCATGGGCTTGAAGTAGACGTCGCCGCTGCCGTGGGCTTCGACATAGCGCCCCATGGCGGCCTTCTCGTCGGGCCACGAGAACCACTTGAAGACGGTGAGGCGCCCGAAGGGGTCCTTGGTGATGATGGGCACCCAGCCGGGCGTGTCGGGCAGTACCTCCTCGAAGAAGGCCATGTGTCTCTCTTCCTCTTCTTCCTTCTCTCGTGCGGGACGACGGGGCCCCGGCGCCGTCAGTTTAGCGACGCCGGGGCCGAGGGTTACCGGTGCAGGATCAGTGCGCGGAGCGGGGTGGGGTTCTCTAGGCCCACGAGGACGAGGTCGTCGTCGTAGCGCCCCACCCACCAATCTTCCACGTCGCCTTCGGCGCGCCGGTCGTAGACGTCGAGGGCGTCGATGCGGGCGATGTTGTCGTACCCGTACTCGTAGCCGTCGACGAGGACGCGGGTGTCGCCGCCCTCCTTGTCGCGCATCTGCGTCAGCTTCTCGATGAGTTCGTCGAGGGTCATCGGTTGCTCCTCTTCTTCTTCTTATTACGACGTGAGTTCGTCCAGAACCCACAGCAGAAGCTTGCGACCGGAGGGCTTGAGGGATCGCGAAGCGAACACGATGAGCCCGACGTCCGAGATGATGGCACTCCTCTGTCGTCCGCCCTCGGTCTCCAGCTCCGGGTACGCCTTGTCCTCCTCGTGCGCGGATCGGATCAGGGCGTACCCGTCGCGGAGCCCCAGGGCCCGGGCGAGGTCCGAGGCGGCGAACCAGAGGTGGCGGTCGTTGTGGTAGGTGCGGATGACATGCCCCTCGTAGTACATGTCCTGTGTTCTGTCCATCACTTCTTCTCCTTGTTCTTCTTGGCGTCCCTCTTCTCCGGGAAGCCCTTGGCGTAGCTCTCGCTCCAGGCGCGGTCGAAGATCGGGCGGTCGGCCTCGGTGTAGACGCAGACCTCGCGGACCTGACCGGAGGGGGTCTCGTCGAATCGCTTGCCGGGTTCGACACCCCGCTCGGCCTTGTAGGCCTTCTTGACGTACTTGCCGAAGGTGGGACCGTAGCTCTTGATGTTGTCGCTCGACACCCCCTGCTCGCGCATGTAGTCCTGGACGTAGAGGGGCCGGGCACTCGCCTCGATCTCGGGCGTGTCGCCCATCGCACGGGCCAGGACGATCCTCGCCTTGGCCTCCAGGTAGTCAGGGCTGATGACGTCCTTGGCGAGGGCAACCAGCTCCATCAGCCCCTTGGCCCTGGCCAGAGCCGGGTCCTCGGCGCTCGGGGAGGGCGCCGCCCCGAGCAGACTGTAGGAGCCGGTCCGGTAGATCGACGGCAGAACTTCGTGGTTGACCCAGCGCTTGAACGGCCGGGCCGCCTCGACACGAGCCGTGTTGAGCACATGGAAAAGCCCAGCCAGGGAGACGGTCGACACAGAACGTGATCCAGCCCTCGTCTCCACAATGTGGAGACGAACCTCGTCGGAGTCGAGCCCCCTGGTCATGTGAGTGGCGTCTCCGTATCCGAGGACGCGGGCGACATCGGTAGCGATGAACCAGATCTCGTCGTCCTCCTCATAGGTGCGAACCTGCTCATCCCCGTAGTGGAACGGCGTCAGTGCGGTGCTTGCCACAGTTTTCCTCTCTTTCTTGGTGGCTGGTCGGGGCCTCTCGATCGGCCTCGATGGCGGCTACCCTACCCTAATACCACGGGGGCCCGCAAGACATGGGCCGATGGTGGCCAGCCACATAGTGAACGTGCGGCGGTCGATGAAGACCATCTCACGCCTCTGGTCGTCACCGAGCACCTGCACGTGCATCATACACGCGCAGGTCCAGGACTGACGCTGGAGCCTCTGCCACTGACCATTGGCGTCCAGGCCGAGCGCCTCGCAGACAGGACGCAGGGCGACGTGAGCCCAACTCACACCATCCCCATCCCCTCCGCCCTCGCACGCTCCCGAGCGTCCTTGCGCAGCTCAACATCCAGGACCTCGTCCAGCAGCCAGCGGTAGAAGCCCTCGGACCGCTCGGACCGGGACCGGAACGCCAGGCCGATCAGCGCCCGGGCCGACACCGCCCTGGCGTCGTGCACCCCCCGACGCCCGGGCACCTTGAACCAGCGGACCTCGTTCTTGCTGAACCGGCGCAGCATGTTGGGCGAGTCCCGGTACCCCAGCAGGCGGGCCACATCCGCGGCGACGAACCAGGCGCCGTCGCCGTCGACGAACGCCCGCAGCTCATTCTTCTCGTAGTAGAACAAAAGCATGGCTTCTCCTCCCCGACACGGCCGGGGCCCCGCCATACAGCAGGGCCCCGGCCGGTCATCGTGGAATCAGAACGGAGTGGTCGAGCTGTCGACCGGCTCGTACTCCCCCCCGTCGACCTGCCCCCGCGGGCTGCCCATCAGCGGAGAGCCGTCGGGGTTGAACATCGGCTGCCCCGTCTCACGGTCCACGCGCTGACGCGGTGCGGCCACCGACGTCTTGATCGTGCACTTGCGACGCAGCATCAGCGCGAACAGGCGGTCGACGGTCGTCTTCAGCCCAGCCGCGTTGAGCATGGGCGCCCGCTCGCGCGGGTCCTCGCGCCACAGGTCCACAGCCTCCAGCATCCGCCGGAAACCGGGGTTGAGGACCCGCGTGGTCCGCCCCTGCTCCGTGCGCTTGAAGTAGAGGACCGTGTACCCCAGCACGACGACACCGTGGTCGGGGTCGTTGGTGTCGTCGATGGCGTACGTGAGGACGGCCATCGGCAGACCCTTGGACGACAGTCGGCACTCCGTCCTGGTGACGACGGCGTTGTGGAAGCCGGGCTCGGGGGCGCGGAACGAGAACTCCTCCGCGACCTCCACCTGGGACAGGTCGAGGCCGTCCAGGGCGGTGAGGTCCGCGCCGGACGTACCGGCGGCGGTGGCGGGGAAGGCGGCGAAGGGGTCGTTGTTGGCGGTCATGCGGTCTCCTCGGGGTTGATGGTGTTGTCGGTGTTGGTGTTGTGCGCCAGGTTCCAGATCCGGCCCATGGTGGGGTTCTCCAAGTAGGCGGGGAAGTCCTTGACCCGACGCTTGGTGATGGCCCCCGGCAGTGCGAAGTCGGCTCGGACGGCGAACTGCCCGTTCTCCAACCTGCCCGACCTCATGTAGACGACGAAGTCGAAGTTGGAGGGCATGTGCTTGTCGGACTGCTGCCCTCGGAAGGCGGGTCCGACCTCGGTCTCCCCGGTCACCGAGTTGGTGACCCGGGCGACGTGGGTGAGAGCCAGGAGGTTGACGCCGTCGCATCGCATGAAGGCGTTGATCAGCGTCATGACGTTGTCGTAGGCGTCGGTCCACGGCTTGTAGTTGTTGCCGGGGTTGGCCGTACGGGACTCGCCCACGATGAGCTCCTGGAGCTTGTCGATGGTGTCGAAGACGACGGTGCGGTAGGGGAAGGACTTACTGTTCATCGTGGGCCGGACGACCTGGGTGATGAACCGGTGGGTGTCGGCCCAGGAGTCCAGGTGGATGATGGTGGTCTTGTCCAGTTCCCCCCAGTCGCGCAGGGGCAGGGTGCCCCTCTCGAAGTCGAGGTAGAGCACGGGGCTCATCTCGGGGACCCTGGCCGCCGTGGCGGCCAAAGAGGTCTTGCCCCCGCCCGCCCCTCCGTACATGAGTACCGAGATATCCTTGAGCTCCTGCGGGTCCTCCGCCTTGAAACCGGCTGCTGCGAGCATCTTATCGAAAGCCGCTGTCGACATCAGGCCGCCTCCCCGTTGCCCTCATCGAGCGGGAACAGCGCCAGCTGCTTCCAACCCGGCAGCGTCAGGGTGTCGACCAGCTCGGCGCCCTCGACGCCGCGCAGACGCCACAGGGCCAGCAGACGCTCCAGGTCCTCCCCGGTACGCAGGTCGGCGACCTCGCCCCGGCTGGTAAGCGTGTACTCGATGCGGTCGCTCCTGTGCATGACGGCCGGGCGGGTGAACGTCAGGACGAGGGGCTCGGTGTCGACGTTGAGCTCGTTGGTGATGACCCACATCCGGGACGAGGCGCCATCGACCGTCCTGACCTCCCCCTGGTCGTCGACCACGAGGCCGGGCATGCGCTCCGCCCGCTTCAGCACCCGGTCGATGCTCCTGGTGCGGATGGATGACCCCTTCATCGCGCCTCCCGCTCGACCCACTTGAGAACCTCGTCGTGGTAGCCCGTGTAGGCCCGCGTCCAGCCCATCGACTCGCTCCACTCGAAGATGGCGACGGCCCCGTTGTGCCCGGCGACCAGCGCCAACTGGCGCCCATCCTTGGTGTACACCGCCCGATAGCGGCCCAGGTTGTTGCGGGGCCGGTCGAGCGCCCACCCCGCCTTCCTCAGCGCCTCTTCGATCATGCCGATACTGGTGATCACGGCATGCCTCCCCATGCGGCCATGTCGGCCTCCTCCTTCTTCAGTCTCTTGCAGCGGTAGCAGCCGGGCGAGGACTCGTACGTCTCGCTCGACGCCCCCGCCCCTCCCTTCTCGCCACGAACCCGGGCCACGAGCTCGCTGAAACGGCCCAGGACGGCCTCGGCGACGGCCCGACGGTACTGGAACACCAGCGTCCGGGCCGCGCCCGGCAGGACGTCCGTGGATGCGTCACGCGGGACCATGAGCAGGCTCGCCCGCTCCACCTCGTAGCCGTCGCGCTCCAGGGCGTAGCCGTAGAGCATCATCTGCGCGTAGTACTTCCACGCGGTCTCCCAGATGATCCTGTCCCGATCCATGAGGACAGAGCCGTCCAGGCGGTTGTGCACCACGGAGGAGACCCCCGCCATGCGGGCCTTCGACAGGACCTTCCAGTCGATGACCTCCCTGCGCTCGATGTCGAACAGGTCGACAGTGCCCCTGATCGGCCCGTAGCCGTCAACCTGGGCGACGTCGACCCGCTTCTCCACGAGGACCAGCCCCGCCCGCCCCTCCGGGGAGTTCGACAGGCGCCCCTGGGCGAGCAGGTGGAAGGCGGTGCCCAGCAGCGGGGCGAGCGGTGTGCCCGCCCTCTTGTCCTCGTAGGTGCCCCGGATCTTGTCGGCCAGGCACCGCTCGCACACCTCTCCGAGTTCGGAGGGCCCCACGTGGCGCTGCCGGTCCCGGTCCGTGGGGGCGCCGACGATCTCCAGCGCCCGGCCCGTGGCCTCAGAACCCCGCATCACAGGTCCTCGTCTTCGCCGTCGCTCCGAACCCGCTGCACGAGGTAGGGCTCGCCGGGCTCACAGGCCTGGTCGTAGATGTCGGGCCGCAGCTCCTTGAGCGCCCCGACGTCGATGACCTCCTTGGTCAGGGCCGCCCGCTCGGTGCTCGACAGCCCCGCCTTGTCGATGAGGTCCTGGGCGACGAAGGGGCGGAAGTGCGACCGTCGGGTGAGCACGGCGCCGTCGTAGCGGTCGAGCCCCCTCCTGGTCATCTCGGCGGCGATCGCCTGGTTGAGGCCGGTCAGCTGCCTGTTGACGGCGGAGCGGGCCTCGATGAGCCCGGCCCTCCGTTCGATCAGTTCGGACAGTTCGTCATCGTTCACGTACTGTTCCTCTCTTCCTTCTAGATGAGCCCTGATTCCGTCAGGGCGCGGTGCCTTTCGGCGAGTCTTCCGACGACGGTGTCGTCGATGGTTCCGGGGCACTGCACCAGGTAGCGCACGACACCCCGCTTCTGGCCGGAGCGGTGAAGCCGCCCCTGGGCCTGCTCGTTGATGACCAGGGAGGAGTCCCTCGACAGCCAGATCTCCGTACTACAGGCGTCCTGGAGCCCGTCGACGCCCTCGGCGATGGCGGACACGACGGCCAGGAGGATCTGCACCCCGTGATCATCGCGGAAGGTGCGCCAGCCCTCGTGGTCGTCGCCGCTGACCTGCTCCACCCGGTAGCCCGCCTTCTCCAGGCGCCACCGCAGGGGCACCAGGAACTTGCGGGAGTGAGTGAAGACGATGACCCGCTCGTCGCCAAGGTCCTGGAGGATGTCAAGCAGGGCGTCGATCTTGCCGCTCTTGGAGTCCTTGTCGAAGGTGACGACCTCCTTCACTCCTCCTTCCCGTGTCTGCAAGGCGCACTCCATGACGATGGGCTGGGCGAGGGTGGCCTGCTGGAGGCGGGTGTCGAGGACGACGGGGAGGTTGACGGCCACGGGGTGATCATCGAGCCAGGCGATCGCCTTGTCCCGCCACGCACGATAGATGCGCTTCTGGTCCCGGGTCATGGTTGCGGCGACCCGACGGATGTCGACATCAGCCAGTTCGGGCAGGGCCTCCTGGCGGGTGACCGACACCCAGCACGGCGTCGCGGCCCGCACGCGCCCCGGCCACTTCTCCTCGCCGTAGAGCTTCCCGTACCCAGTCTCCGAGAACGGATTGAACTGCGACCTGAAGAAGAAGTCGGCGAAGCGGGTGAACGAGGTGTAGCGCACGGGCCACAGGAAGTGCAGGGCCCCGAAGATGTTGACGGGCAAGTTGCCCGCCGGCGTGGCCGACAGTGCCAGTCGCCGCTTGGCCCGGATTCTGCACAGAACCTTGGAGTTGAGGGACTTGTAATTGCAGGCCCGGTGGACCTCGTCGGCGATGACGACGTCGAAGAGCGTGCCTCCGAATGCGTGGGTGTCGGGGGCGGAGACCATCTTGCCGGTGCGATTGTCCTTCTTCTTGTGCTTGTTGCGGGCGGTCATGAGGGACCAACCGATGAAGAAGACCCCCTTCTCGTCCCTGTCCCACAGGGCTTCGAGGTTCGCCTTCCTGCCCGCACCCTTGGCCGCGCACTCGCGCAGCTCCAGGTCCCAGACCTCCTCAACGTGGCGTCGCCAGCCGTCGATGGTGTGCAGGGGCGCGACGATGAGGATGCGGGCGCCCTCGGGTTCCTTCCCCTCTTCTTTCAGGCTCCGCTCGGCGCAGGCCAGGGCCGTGAAACTCTTTCCCGCTCCTAAGGCGAGGGCCAAAAGACCCGTGCCCCCGGCGGCGGCGACCTGTTCGACCGCCGCCGCCTGGTAGTCACGAAGCCTCATCGCCGCCCCGCTCCTCCCACTTCTTGAGCGTGTTGCGGGCCAGGTCCTCGACGTCGACGGCCACCTTGCGCAGAATGTGATCGACATCGTCGCCGCGGTAGTAGATGACGTCACCGCAGCGCTGATAGCCCATGTGCTCGCCGTCGGTGAGCATATCGGGTTCGCTGACGTGGAAGGCCGCCTCCAGCACCACGGCCCCGTGGTCGCGCAGGTAGTAGTACGGACCCCGGATGTTGCCCAGCACGTGCCACAGCCAGGGCTCATCCAGTTGCACGCACACGTCCGCTCCGCCCTCGTCATCCCACTTGTCGTCCTCCGTGGAGGCGGCCGACACCCGCACCGGCGGGAAGTCGTCGGGCAGGAGCGCCTTGATCCGTTCCTCGATGTAGTTGTGCATCCCTCTTCCTTCCTGTTGTTACTTGACGGGGATGTCGATGTTCATCAGCGACGGCAGGATCCGCTCGACGATCTGATCGGGCTTGTCGAGGCGGGCGGTGTCGAGGTTGATCTCGATGAGCTCCCCCGGCCGCCCGGTGCGCCGCATCAGGGTGAGAATGTCCCAGGCGGTGATGGCGGCCGTCCACTCCTGGCCGCCCATGACCCACACGATCGTGCACAGACCTTCGGGCCCCTTGCTCTCATCGGTGGGCAGCGGCCGGTAGCCCTTGCGGATCATGGCCACGCGCAGACCCAGCATGGCCAGGGCCAACTCGTTGGTCCTCTTGTCCTCAGCACTCATCGTCGGTCTCCTTCCTCGTCACGTCGGTTCCGGCCTGCGCCTCGTAGGGGTTGATCCGCAGCATCCACTGCGTGCCATCGGGGGCGTCGTCGAGGCGGGAGAAGCCCTCCGGCCGGTGGATCAGGGCGCGCTGGGCCGTGGCCGCCAGGACCACGGAATGGACCCACGACATCCACTTGTCCCGTTCGGCCTGACCGTCCCAGGCGTTGGCCATGTCGACCAGTCGGTTGAGCATATCGTCCAGGTACTCCCAGTGCACTCGCTTGGCGCTCTTCAGGTTTCCGCACCACAGTTCGATGCGGTCGTCGGCGTACGGACGCCCCGGCGGGTTGAAGTACTCGAAGTTCATCGCCGCCCCCCGCCCTTCGGGGTGAACATGACGGACCAGTTCTGGCCGTCGGGGGCGTCGTCGATGAGGCTGACGGCCTCCTGGTCGCCACCGAGGGAGTCCATAGCGTCGCGCTGGGCGACAAGGCGGTCGGCGAACACCGACCACTCCATTCCCTCGATCTCGGAGGTTCGGGTGATCTTCTTAACGACGCCGCGCAGCTTGGCGACGGTGACTTCCTGGCCGTTGCGCAGGATCTTCGTGTTGAGCATTCTGTTCTCCTCAGTTGTTCTCTTCGCCGGGGCCGATGAGGTCCCGGATGACGTAGGCGGGGAGGTTCTCCCCGGGTTCGATGCGGATGACGGTGCAGTGCTCGGGAGTGTCGGCAGTGACCTGCACGGATCCGTCCTGGTTTGAGGCGTCGGGGGACATGCACACGGTCCCCTGCGTCGTCGTGATGATCGTGGCGCCGTTGCCCGTGCGCTCGATGACGTGCGGCCCCAGCCGCTTGGCCGCATCGGCGGCGACCAGGCGGATCGTCTGGTCCGCCAGGGCGCTGATCCCCGCGTCCACGGCGTCGTTGTAGTACTCGTGCATCCGCAGGTCCAAGAAGGGACCCAGGCCGGAACCCTTGAGGCGGACCGTTCCCTTGCGGGAGTTGAACTTGTAGATGCCATTGAGCACACCGGCCAGGTAGGGCAGGATATCTTCGGTGAATGCCCATTCGGTGATGTACCTGGCAGCGGCGACATCGTCGAGGGACTGTTTGCTTCTACAGATCCCGATGTCGATGTAGGAACCGTCGTCCTCGTAGCGGATGGCAGTCCTGTCGTCCCAGTCGCTGGTGATCCGCCCATCGTCGAAGCTGACGGCGCTGCGCAGCGCCCGGGGCAGGTACGGCTTGATCCTCTCCTCCGCGCCTCTCACAGCAGAGCCCCCTCGCAGTCGACACGCACCTCGAAGGGGAGGTCCTCGACGATGTCGTCGAAGCGGGGGTGGTGGGCGAGTTCGTCCACCGCCTGCCAGTAGTCGGCGTCCCCTTCCCCGGCGTCAGGGTGCCCGAAGGGGTGGACGGGCAGCCCGTCCAGATGCAAGTTGATGACCCTGGTCATCAGATGCTCGATATCAGTCGCCATTGTTCTCATCTCTCTTCCTTGCCGGCCCGGAGGAAGACCCTCCAGGTCTCATCATATCGGTATACCCCGCCGTCGGCGAGTACTATCTGGTTCTCTTCGAGCGCAGCGATCTGCTCGCCGCACTCAAGACTGATCCGCACCGAGCGGTTGTACTCGTGCAGCCTCTCGTCGGCCTCGACCAGCAGTTCCCGGACCGCCCGCTGCGAGCACCTCGACACCCGCCTGGTGATGCGGATCTGCCGGTGCTTGACGACAAGGCCCTGAACCGGGTTGCCGAACAGGGCCAGCATGTAGGCCCCGTCCCGGGTGCGGACCCCGCGGGCGTGCACCAGACGCTCGACGTCGTCCAGCGACACGCCCACGTGCTTGGCCAGCACCCGGGCCAGGCTGTCCAGGTTCGTCCTCGGGGTCACTCCTCCCCCTCCTCGGCGTCCTCGTCGATCAGCCAGTCGACGGCGTCGCGCATCTCCTCGTAGTCCTCGGGGCTCATCATCGCGTTCGCCGCCCGCTTAACGAAGACCGTGTCGCTGTTCTTGGAGGAGATCCGGGTGATCATGCACCGGGAGCCCCCGTCCTCGGGGTAGCGCAGGTCGACGTCGAGGCTCAGCGCCCGGCCGCTCCGCTCGTTGACGAAGATCCAGTCGCTGTTCTCATCCTGGTGCACGTCGGCGAAGCCCTCCTCCGGCTGGAGGTCGATGTCGTTCAGGAGTTCCTCGCGGATGAACGACCTCACGTCCATGGCGCCCTTGTCGTAGGCGCTGGCGAGCACGTAGCGCAGGTTGTCGTCGACCTCGACATGCCCCTCCTCGTTGTAGAGGATCTGGCCTTCGTCGTGCTCCCCGCCCGCGAGAACGTTGACCATGTCGAGCACGGTGCCCACGACGTCCCCGGCGAAGTCGCCCATCGTCCACTTCAAGGCCTCATCGCCTTCGTTGGTCCAGCCCGCCCCGGAGCGGCTCCAGTCCGAACTCTGCCAGGTGAAGTCGGCCTCCTCCTCCCAGCCCTCGTCGTCATCGTGCACGCCCCACTCCAGGTAGAACGTCTCCTCGCTGTGGGCCGTGTCCTCGTCTCCCAGGTCGATGACGAGGCGGGCGTTGCCGCTCCCGTCGACGATGAGCCGCAGATCGGTGTCCTCGTCGTCGTCCCGCCCGGGGAACTCGACCTCGACACCGCAGGGCAGCGCCGTCGACAAAACCTCGGCCAGTTCGTCCCAGTCGTCCATGGTCTTGGCCATGATGTTCTCTCCTTCTCTTCGTCGGTTTCATAAACCGACCCCCGGGGAGGACTCGAACCTCCCTTTACTCCTCCGCAATAAAGCGTTGTAACTTCATTACGGCGGGGGCTCCCGTCGACTACCTCTTGAGCAGCCTACGGGCTGTGGCTTCCGAGGCGGTCAGCCCCAGGGAGCCGTAGTGGACCCCGTTGCGCCTGATGTTGCGGCCGGGGGTGAGGATGTCGTCCCTCTCGGGGAACACTTCCTCGACGGTCTGCTGCACCATCCTGGACACGACCAGGAACGTGTCGTCCCTGTAGGGCGGGAGGAAGGCGTGCGTGGCCCTCCCCTTGCACGACACCGGGATGCGCGTGACTCCCCGCCAACCGGGTACGGTGGCGTGGACCGAGGTCATGCCCTCGTCGCGGTGCCGCACGGTGGGCGAGGGCCCGTCGGACTGGAGCACCATGATGGTGGTCTCCCGGTCGTCGGGGTTGATGATCCGCAGCGGCCTTCCGGTGAGGTTGAGGATGCGCGCCATCAGCCCCGCCCCCCGAGCCGGTCCAGGGCGGTGCTGATGGCCTCCATGAGGTCGTCGTAGCCGTCACCCAGGCCGCCGTCGCCGGTCCCGACGCGGAAGTGCATGTGTTTCGTCTCCGCGCCGTCGACGAACCTGGCCCGCGCGATCCCGTCCTGGTCGGAGGTCAGGTAGACCAGGAACCTCGTGATGCCGGTGCCGTCCTCGACGAGTTCGAGGGTGGCCTCGGCCCGACTGTGCAGATCCATGCTGCTGAGCCACGGGTCATTCCGCGACCGCGCCCTCACCCAGGTCTTGAGCATGGAGTGCAGGTCGGTGAAGGCGTGCTCGACGGCGAGGGCCGACAGCGCCCGCCGCGTCTCCTTGAGAGCCTGGTCGAAGGTCAGGACCTCGTCGAGGTCGGTGAGCACCCGGCCCCAGGTGTCCCGGGGCCCGGGGCCGAACCAGCACAGCAGGTGGTTCCCGTCCAGGGGCCCGCGGGCCAGGCACTTGTCGGCCTGCTCAGGACGCATCCCGGACTGCTTCTTGAGGAGACCGAAGGCGTCGCCGATGATGTGGTCGGCGATCACCTCCCGGTACTTCTCCGTCAGCGGCAGGGCGAACCCCTTGCCGGTGAGGTCCTCGACCCGCCAGCCGTCCCCGGTGTCGAGCACCCGGTATCGTGCGAGACCATCGAGGTAGACGACCCCGTCGGGGCGGAGCCACAGGGACTCCTGTGTGGTCAGTGCTGGGGGCAGGGAGTACTGCAGCCTGCTCCAGGCCTCTTGCATGTCGGTCATGTGTTCCTCTCCTTCTCTTCTGTTAGGGCAGGCTCTGCTCGATGCGGCTGAGCAGGGCCTTGATGGCGTCCTCGCTCTCCGTCGACAGCCCCGTGGGCCGCCCGCCGGGGCAGAACTCCAGAGTGTCGGGCTCCTCGTAGAGGACAGGCCGCATGTCGATGCGCCCGAAGGCGTAGACAGTGACGATCTTGATCGGGTGACAGTACTCCCGATCCCAGATCCTGTACTCAGTGCACTCCTCGCTGCGCTTCTCCATCGACGTGACGACGCACCGCTGGCTTCGCACCGCCAGGAAGTTGAGCGTACTGCTCACCCACCGTCGCGCCTTCTTGTAGGCGATACGCCGGGTGGCGCTGTCGAGCCGGGCCTGCGTCGAGCGCCAGCACCCCTCCTGGTTCACATCGACCAGGAGCGTAGCCCGCTCGGGGTCCTCGTTGGGGTTGAACCAGAAGACCCGTCCGGCGTTGATGATGAGGTGGTTGTAGAAGTCGATCTCCTCCAGCCAGGCCCGCAGGACCTTGTCGACGATCCAGTCCTCGAAATCGTCGTCTCGGAAGTTGCGCTCGTTGCCGCTGGCCTGTTCAACGACCAGACCGAAGGGCTCACCGAAGATCTCGAAGTCGAGCCCGTGGAAATTAGTGGGGATGATCCCGTTCTCCCTTCCGCCGGGTTCCAGCGCCCCGTCGAGTCCCTTGGGCAGGAGCGCCTTGATGTACAACCACACGGCCTCGAAGCCGCCGTTCTCGCTCATCGGTTCTCCTCCTCACTGCGCCCACCGCTGATGGCGTCGTAGATGAGCGGCTGCATGGTGCAGAACGGGTACGACACGCCCCGCGGGCCCATGGTGATGTCGACACTCCCCAGGGCCTCCCCCTCCAGGGTGGACAGGACGGCCTCGGCCCTCCCCCGTTCGGTGCGAATCTTGATGGTCCGCTCCAGCAGGTTGATGCTGTTCATTCCGAGAGAGGGGAATGACGCCGTGGTGAAGGGGACCTCTTCGAGCAGGAGGAGGTCGATCAGGGTCGTGAAGGCCCGCCGGGCCAGGAACCGGTCGGCCCGCTCCTGCACGTACTCGGTGTACTCGCCCATGTTCTTCGCCCCGCTCCCGGCGTCCTCGAACATGGTGATGACCGCCCCGTCCTGCGTGAAGTCCCGCCCCGTGCTCCACGTACCGGGCAGGTGGGCTCGGACCTGGTCGGCGGCCCGCTCCGTGATGATCCTGGCGACCCGCCTGGCATCGACACCGGCCAGGGTGCGCCCGTCGGTGCCGGGCTCGTCGACGAGGAGGTTGAACTTGGGCTCCTCGTCCTCCTTCCCGTCCCGCGGGAAGCGGGCGACCTGGTACAGGGAGGCTATGTGCTCCTCCATACCGTTCCACCAGACGGTGAAGATGTCGACGTCGTCGGGGTCCGCCAGCGGGTAGACCGACACGAATCCGACCTGCTTCAGCGGTCCGGGCAGCCAGTCCTTCACCTCCGCCCAGAAGTTCGCCATCTCCTCGCTCATCTCGATCCTGTCATTCGCTGACATGGTTCTCCTTTCTCTCGTTCTCGTTGTTCTTCTCTGCCGCCCGCTTCAGGAACATGACGGCCCCGGCGAAGGCCTCCGACACGGCCTCGGATCCCCAGGTCAGGTGGAAGCACAACCCCCGGCCCTCGGGGTCCAGGATGTTGACGTCGATCAGGCCCTCCTCGTCGGGGGCGACAACGACCTCGACGCTCCCGTGCCCGCCGGTGAGGAACCTGATCACGGCTGACGTGCTCTCCATGTGCACACCCTTCCCGAGGGGGATGTCGTCCTCCATGTCCGTGGCGAAGTCGCCGACCCAGCACCACGCCGCAAACCGACGGACCTCGTCCCGGTACTCGCGCAGGTCCGTGGTGTTCACGTCCAGGCTCTCGTCCAGGTTGTCCGTCACCCAGCACAGCCCGTCGTTGTCGTCCCAGACCAGGGGCGCGCCCCCGACGAAGATGCTCAGGGCCGAGTGATACACGGCCAGGGCGATGTTGCGGGCGTATCCCGTCTCGTAGGGGATGGGTGCAGTGGGAGAGTTCCTGATCCAACCCCGAAGCGGGGTGAAGTACTCACGCCCCTCGTCCGTGCTGATGACGCCGAGCACCTTGTCTCCGCCGACACCGCGCAGGGTGACGACGCCCGTGTTCAGGTCCAGGCGCAGCATGCGCACCACGGCCTCCACGGGGATGTTCGACAGGACGCGCATCCAGATCCGCGTGCGCTCGTCGAAGGTCTCCCAGGTGATCTCGTCGATCATGCGTTTCTCTCCTTCTCCGCCATCTCTCGTCGGTCCCGGATGACCTCGTGCAGCACAAGGAAGTTGGCCAGGGCGACGATCACCTCTTCCTCCCGCACGCTGCCGCGCTTGAAGGCGACCCGCCGGCCCTTGTCGTCGGCATCGTGGTACGTCGCGGCGATGCTGTCCTCGTCCGGCCCGGCCAGGTACAGGGTCGCGTGCGCTCCCCCGCTGCCGGGGATCTCGATGCGGGCGTAGGCCCTCTCGCCTCCCATGACGCGCGCCGAGGGCACGTCCCGGGTGACCTCAGCAATGAACTGCTGAATCGTCCTCATGCTTCCTCTCTTCTCTTTCCTCCGGTTCTCGGGCGGATGCCCGGAACCCGTGCCGGACGGGGGAGTCGAACCCCCGGGGATTCACGTCCGCAGTACGGCCTGTACCGACCCATAAACGCGACGCCGTTCCCAGTCCCGCTCCCGGCTGTTAACGCGTGGGGCTACCACACGTAGATCGACGCGCCCCTGCTGCCCGGGATCGGGTTCCCGCACCGGGCGCAGTCCGACTCCCCGGCCACGTCGGCTCGCCCGAGTTCGGCCGGGCGCTCCTCCCGTTCGCACCCACAGCACAGGGGGCCGTAGGACTTCTGCGCCGAACGAGAGTCCAGGAACACGTACCCGCCGTCCATGAGGGCGTCCATGATCGACACCCGCTGCCCGCGGTCCTGGATCCACTCGGTCACTTCATCCTCGTTCACGGCGAGGCGCCCCAGGATGGTCCGGATGTCCTCTCGGGTGACGATCCGCTCCGACCAGGGCCAGTTGCAGCGACGAACGTTCAGCATCTTGACGACGACGCGCGCCAGAGCCTTCTCCTCACCACACATAGATGGTCACCTTCTCCGTGGTGCTGTCGACAACGCGACCGCAGCGGACGCACGTGGCGCCCACGAAGTCCGGGTCGGGAACCGTCCCGATCTGTGTGGTCGAATACTGCGGCGCGTGCCGGGTGCACAGCGGCCCGTAGTGGGCGGCTCCCCGCCGGATGCGGTCCGCCTGGGCGGGGGTGAGCACGACATAGCCTTCGACGCGGAGGGCCGCGACCAGGAACTCCCGCAGAACGGGTTCGGCGAGCGGGTCCCGCCCGTCGTAGGGCTTGCGGCCGAGCAGGTCGTTCGTAGGGGCGCGCAGGCCCTCCCAGGTGAGGACGTAGTCGGCCCAACTGGGAGCGGCGTTCCACTCCGGACTCGTGTCCGTGTTCAGGGCCTCGACGATACGCTCGATGAGGACGTCGACGCCGGTCTTACTCTCGTTCATTTCTCTCTTCCTTGGTTGCTGTGGTTGTGCTTCAGTCCGCGAAGCGGAGGAACGACACCGCCGGGGTGATGACGTCCCGGTCGGGCAGAACACCATAGTCCGCACTGATGACGGTGCGTCCCGCTCCATACCGTCCGCCGCGCAGAATGATCACGGCCGCGGGCTCACCGTCGCAGATCGCCACGGTGCGGTCTCGGCGCTTGACGAGGATCTCCTCGGCGCCCCAGACGACTGTCACGCTCCCCTGTATCTTGAGGGCCTCGCGCAGGGCGTCGGCGAGGGAGACCCGGTACCTGAAGCCGATGATCTGGTACAGGTACCGCTTCAGGTCATCGACGTCCGCGAAACCTTCGAGGAAGGCCATCTTCTCCCCCGTCGGCTCCCACTCGATGTACTCCCGCCCCAAGTCCAAGACCAACGGCGGCACAGCGGGCAGCGCCAGGGAGTCCCGGACCACCTCGAAGGCGGCGTCGGTGATCAAGTGGGCGGTCCTCTCCGTTGTGCCCTCGCCGAGACGGATCGGTCGGAACGGAGACCGACTCAGAAGAATACCGCCCCGCTTCCGCTCGACCTCGGCCAGGAGCGTCACCACTCGCCCCCGGCGCAGGAGCACGGCGTTCTTGCACAGTCCGATGTGGTCCTTAAAGGGCCGGGGGATGTGGGCGAAGACCTTAGTCCAGAGTTGCTCTTCGGTCATTGTTCTCCTCTCTCCGTTTATGTCGTGCTCCCGGCGGGGCTCGAACCCGCTACGCGGCCTGTTCGACAGGAGCGGCCGCTCTCAGGCGGCGTTGGTGATGGCGTCCTGAAGGACGTGGATGAGGACATCCGCATCCCTGATGGGACCGTAGTCGAGGGTCTCGTCAGTGACCCGGTCGACAATCCGATACGATCCCCCGCGCTGACTTCCGTCAGCGTTCCAGATGAACGAGATGTCCGTGTCCCGCCCGGCGTCCTCATTGGAGACCCTCCACAGGATCTCAAGTCCTCCCGCGGAGGCCGGGACGGATCCCCTGTAGGTCTCGGAGGGGATATCGCGCCAGTTGCGGGCGTGCCAATCGGCGTACCCGGCGTTCGTGGTGTAGTCGTTCATGGTTCTCTCTCTCTCTCCTGAGCGCCGGTGCGGGCGAGTATCAAAATCTCGTCCCGCGCCGGCTCGGTTTTTCAGCGCGCGGCGAGGGCCAGGAAGGCCTCAAGGTCGGCCTCGTTCCTGAGCGGGTAGGACTCGTAGAGCCCCACCGCCCCGCCGGGCTCGTACTCCTCGACCTCGCCATTACGTGGCGTGCCGTCCGCGTTCCACAGGAACACGGGGACGTCGTAACTCGCGTCCCGCCAGAAGCGGAACACGGCGACGAGCGCGCCGTCGGGGTTCAGGTGGAACTCCATCTTGGTGCGCGCGGGCACGGAGTTGCGCAGCCGCCAGTCAACAAACCCGCCACAAGGCGGGGCCCCGGCCTCAAGGGCCGCATCGACATCGGCCAGGACCGCGTTCAGGTTCTCCCACGGCATGTCGTTGCCCTTGCGAGGGGCGAAGATGACCCGGGCGGGGACCGTCCCCCACGGCGTCTCAAGGGAACCCGGCTCGTCGCCGAGGAAGAACCGTCCCGCGTCGTCCCGGTCCTGGACGAGCCAGGACGAGATCAGCAGAGAGGCGATCCTCTCCCGGACTTCGGTGACAGTGGGCCAGTTGGGACCGTACCAGTGTACGGCGTCCCCGCCATCCTGCCCGTCCCAGCCGGGCTGGAAAGCCAGGACCTGCTCATCCGCGTAGAACCCGGGCGGGGCGTAGTAAGGCATATACTTGAGCTCGGCGTAGGGGCGCAGAATCCCGCCGTCCAGGAGCAGTCCGACTTCGTCCCAACGGGACGGGTCGACAGTGGTGCTGTTGTTCATGCTCTCTTCTCCTGTCAGGCGTAGTGGGCGAGCGTCTGTGTGAGTGCGTCCTCATTGAGGAGAGTCAGGTTCCGACTGTAGTAATCCGGCTGCCCGATGGACTCTTCGTCCATCTGGCCGTTCACGGGATTCCCGTCGGCGTCCCACGTGAAGTCGGCGTAGAGCGAGTACCAGCCCCGCTCCAAGTCGCGCCAGATCGCCCTAGTGCTGCCGTCGGTCAGCGTCTGGAAATCGTCGGGGAATGG